TTGTGTGTGTGAACACAGTCTGTACTTCATTAGGTAAGTTATTGCTAAACTCTTGTCCTTTTTCTGCACTCAAAGTGATACGATAATCAGTTGAGTTAGCAGCAGTAGGAGTAATAGTGATAACACGAGCTACTTCGGCAGCATATGCTTTAAAGAAACCATTCTTCAATCCGTTAACGGAAATAGAAAGGTTACGAATAGCAGCAGGCTGAGAAGCCAACCAAGCAGCAGTAGTACCACCGATCTTCAAGTAACCGCCTTTGAAAACGGCATCACCAGCAACGGAGGCAGCACCACCATTAGGTAAAACGAAATATGAAAGTTTTTGTGACATTTCAGTATAAATTAGATAGCGAATTCAATCAGACCCATTTTGTCTGCAACACAATACAAACCACAGTCAGAAAGAATGTGGAAGTCAACTCCGTCAACGTCAGAAGTACCAAGAGAAGCCACAGTACCACCGCTCAAAGCAGCTTTAATAGTTGAAGGATCGCTAGTCTCAAGACCAATCATACCAGGAACGTAGTTAGCGATTAACTCGTCACTATTGAAGTGGTACTTTTGAAGAGCAGCGATAGTTCCAGAACCATCAGCAGCAGGGATAGGAGTCAAGTCGATAAAGTAGATAGAGTTACTCATCTTAGGTTTACCATTGATGGTAGAAAGTTCACCACGGAACATCTCGTCATCCAATAAAGCCCAACGAACGAATTCAATCTCGATACCAGCGTAAGCATACTTCATTACGTTCAAACCTGTAACTGAAGTTCCACCAAAGGTGTTAGCAGTACCAGCATATTTGATGTAATCTCCTAAGATAGTTTGCAAACGAGCCAAAGCAGCAGAACCCATCAAAGCAACAAGTTTACGTCCACCTTCAGCAGATACACGAACCATTTGCTCCAAGAAGTCATTGAACACAGACTGACTTAACTCAGAAGTCAAAGACAAGTAAGAACCACCATTGTTGATGATTGACCAACGCAAACCACCAGTAGTGTAATACTCACCGTAAGGTCCGGTACGAATAGCACGCTCAGAGAACGCATATTTGTACTCCATTTGCTTTGCAAAAGCTTTAAGAGTCAAATCGTCATATGATCTCCACCAAAAATCGCCATTCCACTTTACGAAAGAAGCAATACGATCTCTACGAGATTGGTGTGAACTTTCACGAGTTACCGCAGTCAAAGCATAATCGGTATCAGGAGTGTAGTTCAAAGTGCTCTTACCAGTAGAAGAACGGTTAGCAGAAGCATCGAAGAAACGCTTTGCTTGTTGGTTAGCCAAGAAGTGAGTACCAGCAGTCAAAGACGCTGTGCTATGAGGAGCAATAGTGATTTGATTAGCAGTATAATCAACACCAGTTACAATTGCTTGAACCAAGTTTCCATCAGCAACGATGTCACCGATACGGAATTTAGAAGCATCAAGAATAGTAACCAAAAGTCCGCTTCCTACAGCAGTACCGTTAGTAGTAATTTTAGAGTAAACACCCAAGTTTCCTAAAGAGCTAATCTCTACTTTAGCTTGTGGAGTAGAAATAGAAGAAGCTAGTTTAGAAGTCAACTGGGTCAAGACGTTATAGCCGAAGTCTTGGCTATAAACCATCGCCATTTTATTTGGCAATGAAAGACCTTTAAGCAAAAGTGATTGACTTAAAGGCAAGTTTGAGATAGTAGACATTTATTTTTTATTTTTTTTGTTTTCCCTTTAACCTGGGAACAGGGTATTAAAGGCTTCTTGTGCAGCCTCAAGACCAGATCCAACAACTCTACCACCACCGGTGTTATTTTTAGAAGGGTTAGAAACTTCTCTAATTACTTGTTCCTTTCCTTCGTTTTTTGCCTTTGTGATGTTAGCCTTAACTAGATCTTTACCATACTTCAACCATAAACCGATTGAGTACATTTTTTCAATGTCAAATGTTCCATCTTGTCTCTGAAGTGTAAACTCTTTTTCTATGAAATTTTTCAAATCCTTGGACATTTCATCTGTAATTTTCATTCCATAAACTTCTTTGTCTACAATTTCTTTTGAGAATGTATCCAACTGACTATTGAATATATCACTAACGGCCTTTTGTCTTTCATCAATTTGAACATTAGATGAGGTTAACTGTTTCAGTAAACCTTCATTTTTTTGCTCAAACTTCTGTTTAAACGAATCGACCATTTGCTTCTTTTGGAAAATAGATGCAGAATCAAATTCATATTTTGCCTGCTCCATCTCTTCGTCTGAAAGACTCATAAATTCTTTCAGTCCTTCTGCTATGATTTTAGAATCATCCCAGGTAGAATAATCTTGGATTTTGTATTCATTTACAAAATCCTTTAGAGTTTTACCACTCTTTTTGTATTCGAGTAACAACTTTAAATCTTCGTCTAAGTCAAACGAAGGTTCAGTTGTTTCTGTTTTTTTATCATCAACAGGTTTTGGGTCTGCTGGTGGATTTGGTTGATCATCTTCCCACCATTCTTTTTTAACAGTTACACTATCTGTAATTTGGTCATTAACTGCTAGTGTAGCAGTTGCGACAGGGGCAGGTTCTACAGGTGTAGGATTTACTGGTGTAGGTTCTACAGCAGCAGGTTCTACAGGCGTAGGCTCTGCAAGGGAAGTCTGACCTCTTAACTGATCAGCAATTTCTTGTAAGAATGTTTCCGACATAGTTTTATACGAATTTAGTATATTTTTAACAAATTTACAAATTTTATTACATCATCATTTCTTGGGGTGGTTCACCACCTTCAGATAATGCTTGCTTCATTGCAGTATCTACAACCTTACCTTGAACGTCTAATTCTTTTCTGTAATTTGCTCCCTCTTCCTTCATTGACGCTAAGTCTTGTTGTTGAGCCATCTGTTGTTGCATTTGTGCCTCTTGCATCATTTGCATTATGGCTTGCTGCTTTTCCTGGTCTCTTCTTCTCTTATTCAAAGAGTATTCCAACTCATTCAAGATTTCAGTATATGTCTTAGACTTTTCTATTCTGATGTAGTCTAACATATCAATCTGTTGGTTCTGCATTGCAGCTTGTGCCAACATTAACAACCTCTCCTTAGATTGGTCATCAATAAAGTCTTTAACACGGATGTAAACACCTAGTTCTTCAAACTGGAAGTCTTTGGTAATCTTCAACCACTCTTTACCTCTTGTACCTACAATTGGTATTTCATCTTCAGACTCATCCATCAATGAAATTTTATATTGGTTCAAAGCAAATGCTAATTGTTTTTCAAAGAACTCAATAAAGCCTTGGTACAAATAAGTTGTTCCCAAGTTAGATTGTGCAATAGTACCTGCTTGAGTTTTAGCACCAACATATCCGCTTTGTTGTCCGAGAGCAATCTTTGGAATGTTTACAATCTCTTCCATCAAACGCTCTTCTTCTCTTCTTAGTGCAACAAGTTGCTGCACATTTGGATCTAGTGTCATATCAACTACTTCAACCATACGAGCCTCTTGCCCACTTACAAAATCTTCTCCGGTAGCAGAACCATCTGTGATGTGGATACCCATTCTTTCGAAATCTGTAATAACATCTTTTGCAGATGAAGTACCAAGTTTTTGTCGGTTGATGATATACACCTTACCTTTGGCACGAGTCATCATCTTAGTGATTTCATTGGTGATGTAATCAATACGATCTTGGTGCTGATGCAAACGAGCAACAACAGAACGATTCTCACCCATTACCATATTCGGAATAAATACTTTCAATGGTAATTCTACATCTCCAGGATTATCATGCTTACGAACAATGTTCGTAGTCTCTCCATGTTCTACAACATACTTGTTGCCTATGAGAGTAGCTTTGTATACAGTCTTTGTCCAATACTGACCTTTTCTTCCGTTACGGATTCTTTGGTAGTGAGTATTTCCAAATTTGTCTTTAGACTTCTCATAACCCAAATCTTTCATACCAATCCAATAGCCAGTAACACACGCCAAGGTTGGAAGATTATTTACATTGAACGCCCAGTTTGTAGCGTATGGGTGAGTAGTCAAATCAAGCAACTGATACAAGTTGTTCATATTGATTTGCTTAATCTCCTCAAGTTCTTCTGTGGTCAAGTAATCTTGATAACGCTCCACTATGTCGGTGATGTTTAACCAATCTACTTTTCCTACGAATCGGGCCTCAGAATTAAAGTCATCATCCTTTGCTCTGTCTACAATCAAGTTATGAGGTAATACAGGATCAAAGTATTGTTTACCATTTTCAATTCTATTTTCTATTCCTACATATCCTCCTAGCAAGGTATATAAGAAAGCTTGCTTTAGTTTGTGCTTATAAGAATTTCTGTTTAATATATCTTCACAGATTTTAGTAGCTAGTACTTCAGAGTATTCTTGATAGTCATACTCCATGTATCTATAAACATCTTCGGGTATTTCCATCTGAGGAGTCTGAGGCCCAAGTGGTTTGTATTCCAAACCAAACTCCATAAGCATCTCAAATAGTTCCGGCATATCAAACTTCATCAATGCCTTTTCTAAAATGTCCGTTTTTTTATTGATTGCGTTTTTACTCTGAGCCTTTACTACTGGTTCAATATTCTCCACCATTTTGATAGCATTACCTACCATGTAGTCAACTAGAGATGTAACTTTTTGACCATTGATCCATACCGTAGGTAAATCACAATTGTTTTGGTCTTGAGTAGTGTAGTAATAATCTTTGTTGTCTTGTCTCCCCAAGTAGTAAGTAAACATTCTAACTACCTCGTCAATGGGATTCATTAAGTCATCTTTTTTTCTAATTCTTGAAATCCTATCGTGTCTCTTGTTGAAATGGGACATTATGAACTGGATGTTCTCCTTGTACCAAATTTTATTCTTTTCGCTTTCCGTTAAGAATTGTTTTGGTTGATTTGTAATAGTAAACGCCATTTATTACAAAAATATAAAAAAAAGTTGAAATTATGACCTTTTTTTAGTTTAGACACACTTAGGTCATTTAGATATATTCTTCGTAGAACCTGGTACTAGTAACAACAATGCATCTGCTTACGGAACCAGAAATAAACCATACCCCCCTTTCCCCCCTTTCCAAAAAAGCCGTTTTTGACTTTTAAGAAAATTGGTTCAGGTCGGGCTGGTTGATTCCGCAAGTCTCACCTGCTTTACTCACCAGACGGTTTCTAACATACCCCCATTACAAAGTCCACCGTGCTGCAATATTAATATCAATTTTCAGAATTTGCAACATTGTATTCAAGAGGCTCATAATTTTTTATGAAAAATTCTATAAACTCCTCTCCTTTTTTGACTATAACTTTCTCAACAACAAGGCGATAGATATACTTATCGTTGAAGTCATATTTTTTCTGAAGGATGTCAAGAAAAGGTTTTACAGCGTTGTCTGCATCTGAGGCCGCATTGCTAAAACCAACAATGATAATTAGTTCGACTGGCTCTTTGATAACAAGCGTGTAGGGATGTAATTTTAGGAGAACCTCCTTTTCGTAGTTTTGATAATTTTTGGTTTTGAATCTTTTACCTTGCCAGGCTTGATTAACAGACAATGGTTTAATTTCTACTCTGTCTGAAAAGAGTAGGGTATTCTTTTTGGATTGTTTCACGGATAGCACTTAAGTCTTGAAATAAAAGTAGTTCTACCGGCAAACCGAAGAACTCAGAAATGATTATAGCTTGTTTTAAAGAGTAGATATTTCTATCTCCATAGAAAATTTTATTGACAGACACATCAATGTCAACACCCATAAACTCTTTGATTTTTTGGGCCGAACAATTCTCCTTATGCAAAGAGTTTAGAAATAATACATTGTTTCGAAAACGATTGCCCATATGTTCAATCTGCTTTTCGATTTGGATATCGTAGTAGTCTTTTCTGACTAATGCGATGAGTTCGTTTTCTAATAAAATATTAAGTCCTCTTTTGCGTATGGATATTATTTTCTCTTCTAGCTCATCTAGAGTCATAGTTCAGAAATTTTCATCTCAAATTCTTGGATGTAGCGTTCATTCTCTTCAATGCACTTCTTCACCTCACGCATCACAATTATTAATTTTTGATGATCTACCAGAGACTTGCCGTTCAAGATATTGTAAACATCATATTTCTGAACTCCAAACTTTTCAGTTCTTTCTACAATTCTTGCCATGTCCCCTCTTTTTAATTTTTCCTTGAGTTCTAAAACTCTAGATTTTAATTCGTTGTTCATAATTTCATACAATTTTACAAAAAATTCTTGAAATTACAAAATATTCTAGTATATTCGCACTACTCAATAGAAAAATTATGGGATTAAACAAAGGATTAGGTACTCGTGAGTATCTTACAATTAGAGAAGGCAAAATTGCCAAGTATTTAGGTGACAAGAAGTATGAACTTTACGATTCAGTAGAAGGTTACATCGTAGGAATGAGTACTCGTGACACTCAGTATGGACCAGTGTTATGTATTGATTTGAAAGACGATGTAGTTTACCAACTACAAATCAGAATCAAAGGAGAAGATCAGCCTGGTCAGTTGGCCAAGCAAACATCTTACTTCATTGCATTTGCACATTGTTCTCCAAACATTGATCCATCAAAGAAAGTTGAATTCGTTCCGTCTTTGAAAGAAATTGATGGTAAGAAGCGTTCTGCTTTGTTCTTAAATCAGAATGGTGAGACAATTAAATGGGCTTTTAAAAAAGGTGAAGGTATGCCTGACCCCGAAGAAGTATTTAACAAAAAGGGTGAACTAGTTTCAATTGATTGGAGCGAAGTTGAAGCATTCCGTATGGATAAAGTAAACGAGTTTCACGCTAAAATTAAAGAAGTTGCTCACGTTAACAATTTGATTGCTGAACCAGACGTGCTTGAAGAAAAACAAGCAGAGGTTGAACAAGAAGATGATGATTTGCCATTCTAATGCCAAGAGGAGTAAGTAATTCAAACTTGGCTGCAAAAATCGGTAAGAAAGTTGAACCTGTCCATATGAAACACTATGGGCAGGAACAACTGTCTATTATCAGGCAGTCAAGCCTCAAAGCTGCGGTGCAGTTTGTAGAGTCAATTATGCCACGTTTAGATGGTAATTTCACAGTAGAAGAGTTTAAGAATTTCACATTAGAAACCGCTGAAACTTTTGAAAAGTGGGTAACAAGAGATGAAACTAGAGATAATTCAAATCAGTAAAGATAAGCAATACCAAGAGTGGTTAAACTTTAGAGATAACGGTTTGGGTGCTTCTGAGATTGGAACACTTATGGGTGTGAACTCTTGGAAATCTCCGGCCGAGTTATACTACCAAAAGATTGGTATCATCCCACAAAAGCAAGTTGAGAATATGCCTATGTTTATGGGTACTATCCTTGAGCAGACGGTGGCAGATATCTTTGAGTTTTGGGAGACTGATGAGCCCACAATGATTAAAAACTTTCGTGAGGCTAAAAAAGTTCGTCATTTGTATGAGCCTAGTGGTTATATTGTTAACCCAAGTTTTCCTCACTTGTTCTTTTCTCCAGACCGATTGATTATCAGTAAGGACATTCGTGTTCGTAATAACACAATCAATCTAGATAACGTAGATGCAATCGCTGAGATTAAGACCATTAGTGGTTGGAGTAGTAAGCAATGGGATGGTGGTATTCCTCCGTCTTATTACTTGCAGCTTCAAACCTATATGATGGGCCTCGGAGTTGAAAAGGGTTACCTGGTTGTACTAGAGGACGGAAGAAACTTCAAGGTACACGAGTATGATGTAGATGAGGAGATTATCAGTTCCATTATCAATATCACCGAGGACTTTTGGGAAAGAGTTAAGTTAGGTCGTGAGGCCGTTGCCAATGGTACAGACTACGATCAGTTTGCTCCACCGCCAGATGGGACAGAAGCATACTCTGAATATTTGTCAGAGCGTTTCTCCAATCCTGAAGATAAGACTATCGCAAGTAGTCCAGAGATTGACCATCACATCACTCGTTATTTAGAACTCAACTCTGAAATTTCAGCAATGGAAGATGGTAAGAGAGAGCACGCCAATATGATTAAAACTCATATGGGTAATTACTCGATGATAAATAGTGAAGTGGCTAAGGTAACTTGGAGACCCAATAAGAACGGATCGAGAGTTTTCAGAATAAGTTAATGAAAGGAGATATCCAATGGTACAAAGATATGTGGTCAACACGGCAGAATCACCAGTGCGAGGAGTGTGGGTTGCGACTACTACACTTCAGTCCGATGTTTGTATCGCATATCATTACCAAAGGAGCGTATCCGAGTTTGAGGACACATCCCGAAAATTGGATGCTATATTGTATGCAATGTCATCAGAAATGGGAATTTGGGAAGAGGAAGGAGATGAAGACATATTCGAGAGCAATGGAGATTGCTGAAAAATTAAAAAGAGAGTATCATGAATCACGGTAGTTTATTTAGTGGCATAGGAGGATTTGATCTCGCAGCGGAATGGATGGGTTGGACCAATAAGTTCCATTGCGATATCAATCCTTTTAGTAGACAATTATGTAGTTTTTATTGGCCTGAGGCCCAAAGTTATGACAACATCAAAACAACTGACTTTAAAATTTGGAGAGGAAAAATCGATGTCCTCTCCGGTGGATTTCCTTGCCAGCCCTTCAGCATCGCTGGAAAAAGGATGGGAAAAGAAGACGAACGCCATCTTTGGCCAGAGTTCCACAGAGCAATCAGAGAAATCAGACCACGCTATGTCGTGGGGGAAAATGTTCGTGGACTGCTTAGTTGGTCGGACGGATTGGTTCTCGAAGAGGTGTACGCTGATTTGGAAAGTGAAGGATACGAAATCCAAACGTTTTTACTTCCAGCTGTCAGCATCAATGCCCCACACAAAAGGGACAGGGTTTACATTGTTGCTAAAGACACCAGCAGCGATGGACGGATACAGCGAGAATCTGAGCAAGAAGGAACAGAAGTTCGGGAACTCCGGGACACTAGCACAAGAGGTAGCGACAGGATTCATCTTCAAGAGGGGAATACTTCCGACTCCGAACGCTCAAGATTGGAACACAGCAACAAGGCCGGAGACATATATCGCCAGGAGTCAGAGACACAAAGAGAACAACGTAAATCTACAAATGACTCTCCGTCAGATGACAATGTTTATTCCCAACAAGGTGGACCATCCGAGGCTTGGACCTGGTTCCCAGTTAAATCCCCACTTTGTAGCGGAGATGATGGGCTTCCCTCTGAATTGGACGGACTTACCTTTTCAAAGTGGAGAAAAGAATCCTTAATGGGATATGGTAACGCCATTGTTCCACAAATCGCTTACCGTATATTTGCAACTATAAATGAACTCGAAAATAGATAAAAAACAATACCTCCGCTATATGAAGACTTTCGTATGGGCGAGCAAGAAGAGTATGGAAGAACTACTCCAGATAAATAAAAAGGGAGTCTTGGAAAATTATCCTGTAGATGCAACTACGGTTGAGGATGCTATTAATTTTGTTGAGACTGGGGACGGCCTCAGAACAACCAATGTATCAATGACAGACGTATACGCCATAATGGAAGTAATGAAACACAAAGAAAATGAAGGAATGCAAAACGTGCAAGAAGATAACGGACAAGTACTACAAGCACAAGTGGAACAAGGACGGCCTCAGTAAAAAGTGTATAGAGTGTACTCTAAAGGAACAGAAGAAATATTACTTGGAATTCAAGTGCACTCCAGAAGCTAGAGCAAGACAAAAAAAACAAAATGACAAATACAGACAACTTAAACAAACTACGCAAAAGGCTTAAGAAGATAGGGATTGAAATTGAACTAGCAGCCAATTTGCCTTGGATATACTTGTATAGTGTAAATGGTAAATGGGTTGAAAAGGAGGATTGGACAGCCAATCACGGATTCACCATAGCTTATTACAATTGGAGTGTAGAGTTGACTGATCTGTCAGAAATCTTTAGAATTATCAGAAAATACAAATAATATATACACTAATATGTCAGAATTTAAACTGCTTGGGCCTCGGATTCTTTTGACCCTACCCCAAATTAACAAGCCAACTCTCCAATTGTCAGAGGAGTTAGAAAGACAATGGATGGAAAAGGAAATGCAGAAGTTTAATAAACTAGAAGTATTCGCCATTGGTACAGAAGTAACCGGAGTTGAAGTAGGGGACAGCGTAACTGTCAACCCATTATTCATCCGCAATGCAGAGAGAGTAAACATAGAAGGCGAAGACAAAGTTGTAATTCGTTATCCCGACATCACCATCGTCTGGAAAAGATATTAGCCTCTAGGCCAGGGGATCGAAAACAAGGAAGCTTCCCATAAGAACAGCAGACCTTCCGAATCGTGAGTCGGCATAGTTATCAGGTTCTATGGATGCTTAATGCAAAAACCTGAACATAGTCAGGTGGCGAAATTGGTAGACGCAAGTGTGGTAGAGAGGGTTGGTAGAATGACCGATGAAGATCAATACCTCAACACAATATTTATGTTTTGGACTCGGACTTTGAAACATAATTACAGGTTCAAATCCTGTCCTGACTACAACTATGAAAGCAACAATAGAATTCAATCTCCCGGATGATCAAGAGGATTTCCAGGATGCTGTCAATGGACAGAAGTGGAGACTTATGGTTTGGGACTTCGACCAACATCTTCGGTCTCAGCTTAAGTACAACGATAAGTTATCAGAAGAGCAATATAAGGTATATGAAGAGATAAGAGATATGCTATATCAAAAGATGAATGAAGACGGATTAAGTTTAGACTAATATGAAAGACATAGAAATAAAATCAGTTGAAGCAGTAGAAGTAGCAATACCAAGTAAGGTTACAGTATACTGCTGCATTTATTGGAGTAACGGAATGATGTTCTCCAATGGTCCTAGTAGAGATAAGCAATCGATAGAGAATTACGCCTATGGAATGCGTAATCACGGACACGAGTGTGAAATCTACAAGTTTGAAGTTGATGCTCCAAAGATGGGAGGTGACAAATGAAAATAAACTTTGATTTAAAATGTAAATTCCCTAGTGTGGAATTTTGCTACAATAACAAATGTGTTATGATAAGATATTGGGGTAAATTAAAATTTGATAAAGTAGTAATTCACGGAGGTAACAAATGAAGATAAAATTAGTTAAGCACCAATTGATAGAGAATGACCCTTGGTGGTTTGAATTAGGAATCACCGTACAGACTAGGGAGTGGGACAAGCATAAGTACCTGTTTACTTTGGGTCTCGGATTCCATTCTGTTTACATAAGCTGGAGGAAACAACAATGAGCGGAGGACACTTTGATTACGATCAATACAAGATAGGGTATATAGCAGAAAGCATAGAAACCCAAATAGAAAAGAACGGTAGAAGAAAGACAGAGGAAGAACTCAGACAAGAACCCTGGGTAAATAAAGAATGGCTAGAAAGAAACCCAGGTCACATAAACCACTATGAATATCCTCCAGAGGTAATAGAGAAGTTCAAGGAAGCAGTTAACCTTTTGCATAGGGCTCAGATATATGCCCATCGTATAGATTGGTTATTATCAGGAGACGATGGAGAAGAATCATTCCTCCGTAGACTTAAGGAAGATTTGTCTAATCATAAGGAATTGTGAAAAAATCACAATAACGTGTATTAAAAAGCACAAAACCCCACATTTCAGGTCCTTTTGTTACCACTTATTACCAAAAGTGCAACTTAAGGAACTTTTCGCCACATCTTAAGGAACTATATGCAAGCCGATATAATATGTCGGCTTTTTCATTCATTATATGCAAAGACATATGCTAATGGTTAATATATGCGACATTATACCCCTTGTGGTATAATACCAGCTAGTATATTATCTTTTATACCCTATCGGTAATAAATTCCTAGAGAATTCGCCTTTATGCATAAATATGCCCTATCGGTAAAATGCTGTTGCAATGATGAATTTCTTTAGTTTTACTTTAGTCGGTCTCGAAAATTCCCGTGTTTAGACCAAAAAATTTTTAGTATCGGTATAATTTGGTAAAACAATATGGGGTTGAAAAAAAGTACCCCCCAAGTCACCCCCCAAGTTTACCCCCCATGTCTGAAAAATACCCCCCGGCTAATATTTGACAGCAGATATAATTTAGTGGCGATTGTTTGAAGAGAATAAATTTGCAAAAAGTAGTGGAAAGTGATACCTAGTGCAAAATAAAGTTTGTGCGAGTGGTGAAGGTAATTACGTTGCTTTAGTCGGTAGGGTGGCGAAAAAAAACATCCCCGCCCTAACTCCTTGATTTTCAGCAATTTAAATCATTTTTTATACGCAACATCAACCTAACTCATTGAAAATCAAAAACATAAACCCATCTTTATCTATACACATTCGAACAAACATATACATTTAAATCAATGCTAACTCATTGCATATCAATGAAATAAAATAGGGATCTATACTTGGATCGTTAAGCTTGTGTCTAATAAACTGGACACTAACTGTTTTTGCCTATTTTCAAAATTCGATTGCTCCACATTCTATAGGTTAATTCCCAACTTCAATTTCCAATCTCAATTTTTTATCTTGTTTTGATTTCGGGCAAAATAATTTTGACCAAATTTCTGATTCATCTCATTCGTTCATTTGCTACTTTTTTTATCCAATTTTGACTATCAGAAAAAATATTTTCAAACTCATAATGATTCTAAATAACATACTTAACTCATTCATTTTCAATTAACCAATTTGAAAAAAGCTTTGGTATATTTTCTTATTCAAAAAAAAAATACTTGACAAACGAAACGATATGATTGTATAATTGCAACATCGAATCACGAAATCAAAACACATTTTAAACACTAATTAAAAAACACACACACCATGAAAACAACATTCACATTAACACAAGGCAGCGAATTCTCACACACTATTGCAGTAGAATTGAATCCTTCATTCACTTGTACATTTGGTCAGTTAGTAGGTCAAATCGTATTCAAGTTTTTTAGGTCAGCAATTTTGATTCGTAAATGTGGGAACAAAGGATTCTCATTTAACAAATCATTTGATTTCATTCTTGAAGTAGAGGGCAATCGTTTATGCGATACAATTGCGAATCCAATGCACAAAGACATGGATGTTACTGAAGAAATTAAATCCAAGGCAAGAATGTCAAACACCAAAGATGGTCAACAAAGATTTGTGAAATTGCTTTGTGCTATGCTATATGCATCATTAGACGATACATATAAAGCATCTAACTTTGGTGATATTTACGATGTATGCTATACTTCAAAAAATAGTGAATCAGAAATTCGTGAATTCTTGGATACACAAGTAGTTGATTTCTTAGACTAATAGTCTGAGTCCCAATGCCGTCCTTGGTGGGTTTATAGTAGTTCGATTCTACTAACGGCATCCAATGTCCAATTTACTGGACATCCGTTCTTTGGTTTATTAGTCTTGGTTTATAGTTGCCAATGTAAAAGGTAGTCCATGTAATTTGTTGTACATAAATGGGTGAATGTTTGCGGAGGGATTATAATTGAATGTGGATAGAGATATCCAAGCCTTATTTGACTAATTAACTCGTTCATTGACGTATTAGATTCATAGATGTCGTATGGTTACGATAGACAATAATTTGACTAAAACTATTAGTAGTTCGATTCTACTGACATCTCAAACTTAAATAAAAAATATATGCGAAACTTAATTAAAACAATCGCAAAAGTAATTGGCGTATTTGTTATCAATGCAATCGCCATTATTCTAATCAACTTCACTATTAGCGGACTATTAGCCGTCCTAACCCAATCGTATTTCTTCGGTATCGTTAGTTCAAATGCAATGCTTGTCTTTAGTGTATTGGGTTACTTTGTTGGTGTTATCATGTCAGTATTTCACATTGAAGAAAAGAAAAATAAATAATATCATGAGACATAATTTTTATTGGAACGAGAATCTGAACTATGTGCATTCTCTATTAGAGAATTTAGTTAAGCATGAAGAGTTGTACATTGGTATTACTGATGTTACTTCCCTTAATGATATCAGTCCCTCACTGGAAATTGAGACTGAGACCCAAACCTATACCTTGTTCTTACCCAATTCATGGCGTAATGAAGAAGAAGAAACTGCAACTTATATGCTAATGTATTCTGACGATCTTGGATTTTGTGAGAAAGGATACAAGTTGTACAATACCATTGGCGAATTCATTACTGACCTTGTTAGAAATTCACATAAAGACCTATTGAAATGAAATTAGTATTCAGAATCGGGGAGGTGCTACATATCGTTAGTGCCTCCACCACAAGCAACAAGAAGATTGCATCCCCTAAAGAAAAGATTGTTCAGACATATCACTTTAGCCGTGAACAATTCGATGAGGCACAAGGCAAGACAACCATGCGTGACTTCTTCTCCGGGGACGGCAAGGTATGTATGGACTGCCCATTCGCAGTATCCAATGGTGCAAAGTTGTCAGCGTGTTATACTCACAAGATGATGCAGTATAGTGGATTCCTATCTCAATTGCGTAGTGTAGGTAAGCAATACAAAAGCTTTGATGACATACCTACATATCACGATCTTCACAATATCCAAATCATCAGTATGTCTGTCGGTAGGTATATCCGCTTTGGTACATATGGTGAGCCGTCCTTACTTCCCCTGGATTTGGTAGAACGTATGTGTAATGTTGCCAAGTCTTGGACGGGGTACACCCACCAATGGCGTAAACGTGACGAGTATGCTCCGTACTTTATGGCAAGTGTTCATTCAGCAATGGAGGAGGAAATTGCAACCCTCATCGGGTATAGGTCATTCGTTGTAGCATCTGAGACCCAATCACAATTCATCAGTTGCCCAGCATCAGAAGAAATGGGATTCAAATCTAACTGCTCCAAGTGTGGACTATGTAGTGGTACAAAAGGTAAAGGTAAAAAATCAGTAATAATTTTAGAACATTAATATGAACAAGACAATTCCTTTTAGAGTAATGCACATTGCATTCAAATGGTGGCAAAACATCGGTGATGCCTTACATCATTTCGCTCACTTTAGTTCATTCTTAACGGAAGACCAAAAAGAACAAGCACTCAAAATACTTGAGACTTATGCAAATTTTCCCTCTGATGAATTTACTGAAGAGATTGAAGAGCTAAAGCATTATGTAAGTATCGCACCCATTGATCCAACAAAACCAACAATCAAGAAAGTATGTGCGGAGTAGTAGTATTTGTATGGGGTATGGTTGCACTATGTGTAATGTCAGTAATAACTTATTTTATAGAAAAGAAATGATTAAAGAACAAGAATTCAAAAACGAGGTAGGTACTTTCAGTTATGTTAGTACCTACCATTCCGAAGACAGAGTATGGACATCTTCATTCGATGGTATGCATAACGAGTATGATTCAGAAAAAGAAATGCGTCTCGATATGCTTATCTACTATGCATCAGAGAACGAGAAAGAGTATTGGCAATTCAAAGTATGGGACTGCCGTAATGAAGATGACTTCCTTGAAATGTACAACGACTATTGGGGTAGACTTAATTCAGAACAATGCCATGAATACAACGACTAACAGACCAATTCACGAAATCGCATCGGATATCAAAGCCGATTGGAAGAAAGTTAACTATGGTGCTATGCCATACCTATCAGCAATGATGTGGTTAGACAAACCTAACGATACCTATGGTTCGGACTCAGCCAAAACAATCGTAACCTATTTCTTATCCAATGCAACCGCCTGGCGAGGTGATAAAGCCAAACAAATTAAACAAGAACTTAAACAATTATTCAAATGAATTTAGATTATCTAAAAGAATTCTGCCACGAGAAAATCGCAGAGCATCCAGAATTAAAAGAACAAATCGTAGACCTTTACTACCTTGCCCAAGATGAAATTCACGAGGGTGGGTCAACATTCCAAGAGGTAGGTTTAGCCATCGAATCAATCAACCAATTAATAGAAGAAAACCAATGAGAAAGACTTATTATTATTGCAATCGTGATTCGTATGGTCAAAGGACCGGTAGTTATACCAAGATTGAATTAAGTGATGATCAAATCACTATGGATGGAACTTACAAATATTATAAGCAACATTTACTCTACGAGAATTTGAGTGAATGTTGGGATGCTTGTCAAAATTAATAGAAGAAAACAAATGATAAACTTAAAGAAAAACAATATGCCCGACAGAACATTAGTCGTGGAAACAATCGGTGCATCAGATAGAAATATCGTAATGCATTTTGACAACAATCAGTTAGTAGGTATTAACTTTTGGCAAGGTGAAATGACTACCGAATTACTAATCGATTATCTCGATTTAAATGGAAATCTATACAACTACTTGTATCAGAGGTTCATTCACACCGATTGGTGGGATAGTTACGAAGAGTTCCAATTTCTACATAACTCACCAGACTATTGGAATATCCTTGAGTGGATTGACGATCGGATAACGGACTATATAAACGTAGCAATGCGTATCGAAGAATTAGAATCAGAAATCAAAAAATTAAAAGAACAATTATGAAAATCAATCACACAAAATGGGGTACTTATAGTACCCCATACATCAATCTCATCAATAACGATGACTATATTCAAATATCCTTTGTCGTACTAAATCACCATTGGTGGATTATTTTTAAAAAGAAATGAGAAAACTAAATGTATTAATCGCTTGTGAATTCAGCGGTGCGATCCGTAACGAATTCCGTAAATTAGGTCACAATGCATACTCTTGTGACATTGTACCATCAGAAGACAATAGTCCTTACCATTACCAATGCGATGTGCGTAATGTCATCAATGCATATGAGTGGGACTTAATGATTGCCCATCCACCTTGTACCTACCTTACTGTTTCCGGGAATAGATGGTACAAAGATGAGTACAAACATCTCTATCCCAATCGTCAGCAACAACGAGCTGATGCCATAGAGTTTTTCAAAACTCTCATCGATGCTCCCATCCCTCACATTGCCGTTGAGAATCCAATCGGTATTATGTCATCCGTATTTCGTAAGCCTGATCAGATTATTCAGCCGTGGCAGTTCGGAGACCCATTCCAAAAGTCAACTTGCTTATGGCTTAAAGACTTACCACTACTCAAGCACACCAATGTAGTTGACAAAGGTCAATTCTTTGAATGGGTAGATCCAAAGACCGGTAAGACTAAACGCCAAGCACAATGGTATATGGATGCATTTAAGGGTAAGAGTCCCGAAGAGCGTCAGAAGATACGCAATCGTACATTCAAAGGTATTGCCGAGGCAATCGCAGTTCAATATTCAAATTACATCTTAAACAAATAAAATTATGGAAATCAGAGTAAACAAAGACGCACAAGAAAAATTGCATCAGCAAGAATTACAATCAGTTTTAGACTATGCTCAATCAGTAGCTAATCAAGGTAAAGAATACTTTTACCACACTAAACACAAAGCCAATGGCTTATCATCTTGGAAATTAATAGAGATGGTAGAGGAAGCAACCAATGGTACCGTCTATGGTGGATGTAAATGTATATCCGATGATTCAATTAAATTTTCAATAAAAAACTAAAAATAATACTATGCCAAATCACGTTTCACACCACTTCGCAATGTCTAACTTGACAGACAAGCAAAAAGAAATCTTAAAGAAAATCGAGTCTAATCACCACGGCTTATGTGGATACTACATCCCTATACCTACTGACTTGGTTGACACGCAATCTCCAGCCAATGTAGTATCTGAGTCCGAATACAAACGGATAATGAAAGAGAATGAAAAGATTGATCGTACCAAGCCATACTTCTATGAACCCAAGCCCATCACCAAGAAGATGCAGTCTCGCCTCATTCAATTGTATGGTCACGACAATTGGTACGATTGGTCGAACGATAGATGGGGTACAAAATGGGGATGCTATGATAACGATATCGATGGTGAAACCTACACTTGCACCACCGCCTGGTCACCAATGCGTCCCGAAATCGTAGAATTGTTTGCCTTGGATTTCCCTGACTTTATTTGGCATTGGGAAGAGGAGCAAGGATTCGGTGCTACCTTTATTGTAGAGAATGGTAAGATTGTAGATTCAGATGAATATGATTACATTGAGTGCGAAACAGTTGCTAACTACAAACAAGATGAGGAGGATAAATTTGGAACAGATATCTGCTTTACCTTAGGTAGACCATCCTCTTTGTCAACTGAAGAAGTTCTCCCCGGATTCTATGTAGATCAGAACTTTAATGAGGATGGATACCTTGGGAACACAATACCCGATGATATCTTCAGCAAGTTATCTGAAGAAGAGAAAGAAATAGTTTTATCACATTATAACAAATTATAAAAAATAATATTATATTTGCACAAACAAAACACAATTATGAACACTAAACAAGCAATCGAAATCATCAAGAGCAAGAGATTTTTCTCTGCTGAATTCATCAAGAAAGACGGATCGACTCGTCAAATCACCGGACAATATGGTGTGAAGAAACATCTTAAGCCCAATGCTAAACCTCAAGTGTATAAACCAGCCGAGCGTGGTTACCTTACCATATGGGATTTGAGAAAGAAAGAGTATCGCCTATTGAATACTCAGACCATTGTAACTTTAAACGGAAAGGGTATAAGCAAATGATGAAATCTTTCAAGATAGGAGAACAAGCCATCGGGGGTGTGATTCAAGTTAACTCACGCCCTCGTGGAGTATACCAAGTTAAGTGTATTGACTATTATACAAAACAAGTTGTAGCCTGGAGATTCGTATATGGCTTGGATGAATTAGAATCCTACTTGGAAGAAGTATCAACTCCCTATTGGGCAGACAAGATGATGTCTTACATCACCACTAACAACAAATGGAAAACAATCTTAAACGAAAAGTAATCATGGAAAAAATCATTAAAGTACAAGTAACAAGAACATTCACTAAAACTGCAACAATCGAACTAAACCTACCACCCGATTATGAATTGGAAGAAACGTCTGACTATCTTTATGATACGATGGACCAGTGGCAAGATAGAGTAGAAAAAGAATTAGAAAAGGCAAAGTTAGAATCTGATCCCGAAATGGTTGTCAGCAGATACGATGTATACGAACGAGTTATTCTTCAAAAGAAAATATACGGAGGTACGTTATGATTTATAACATTGAGCATACACCACTTGAACTTTTTATAAAGGACAACACCAAGAAAATTGATATTGATATGGTGGAACAATTATACGAGGGTAGAGGAGATTGTTGCCGTTGTGGTTGTGGTGGTAATTATTACTATCCCGACAAAAACATACGCAAGATTAAGAATGCTCTTGAGCGTATGGCATCTGGTTTTTACAAAGTTACATCTATTGATAACCACATCTTTGAGATTGAATTGGAAACCTTTGACTCCGGTAGAACAAGAGTACAAACATTATATTTAAAACAATGAAAACAGAAACATTAATCGCTAAGTTAAAAGAAAAGGGATATGTATTCCCTACTGCTCTCCAATGGACAGCAGATGATATTGACGCAAGACTACGAGCTGTTGGTAATGCTAACGAGATACCTTTGATGGATAAGACCGATAAGGTAATGCTACTTGAAGACTTCTTTGATGTACACGAGGATGAGATTTGTGAGTTTATCAATCAGAAGTTAGAAGACTATTTAGAATCTTTGACCCATTTTAACATATCACAATTACCATTTTAATTATGAACAAGAATCAATTAATAAGAACACTACAGAAGAAGTATCCTAAGATGTCCATCATGGAAGATGGTAACGGATGGATAGAGGAATCAGAAGACTCATTCGTTATCGGTGCAGAGGATGGCATTACTGCATCCAATGGATACGATCTCCTAAACTATTGGACTCAGAACTATGAACATTGGGAGTTCGGTGTACATAATGAATTGGTAGACTTATTAGATTCTGCTGGATGGAATCCTCAATGGGTTAACCCAGGCGTATTAGCAATATATAAAAATTAAGGAGGTAACAAATGAGCAACAAACAACAAAAACAAACACCCACAATTGAAGAATTACAGGAAAAATTTGGTATTGGTAAAACTACCAACCCAAAAGCATATTTCTTGAGGCAAAACGGATGGACAGATTATTATCATCACGATAACTGGGTTAAAGAAGAATGGTTTAACCAAGGTTTAAATGTAGCCCTTATGGGTTTATCGTTAGATGCTGCATATGAACGAGTGTACAACGAAATAGAAGGAGGCAACAAATGAAGGTATTAGAATTATTCGCAGGTAGCCGTTCAATCGGTAAGGTATGCGATGAGTTAGGACACGAGGTGTTCTCCTCAGATTGGCAAGAATTTGACGGCATTGACTATGCTGTAGATATCCTTAAGTTTGATGCTGATAAAGTTCCCTTTGTCCCGGATGTGATATGGGCATCTCCTCCATGTACTACATTCTCTGTTGCCTCTATAGGTAAGCATTGGGATATGAATCGGAGACCCAAAACTATAGCAGCCATTATGGGTTTGCAAATCCTCAAGAAAACAATTGACATTGTTGAACACTTCAAGCAGTTGAATCCCAATCTAATATGGCACATCGAAAACCCTCGTGGTATGATGCGTAAACTAGATTTATGGAATAACATATTGCACACTCGCCACACAGTTACCTATTGTCAGTACGGAGATTCTCGTATGAAACCTACAGACATCTGGACCAATAACTATGATTGGACACCACGCCCTGCTTGTAAGAATGGTGATACTTGCCATATCTCTGCACCTCGTGGCAGTCGTACCGGAACTCAAGGACTCAAAGGTTCGTATTTAAGATCACAAATCCCCTATCAATTATGCAAAGAGATAATAACTTCAATAGCCCTATAGTCGATGCGATACTGACCATAGGGTTCGTAGACTACAATCCATTCACTCAACAAGAACTCAAGGGTAGGTATTCATTTATCCTGGATTACTACGATGAGATTCCGGTAGATTCTATGTCATTGGGTGATTACATAGAACATATTAATCAGAAGGCTGAAACCCTTTACAATGACATTATGACTGATGAGAGTTTTAAGCACATTTTTGCCTACGAGGTTTTAGCAACTGAATCTTTTTATGAACTGAGATTGGTTTTTATTACGGATGAATACTATCCTGAATTGGAAGAAATATCTGTAGAAGTATATGATGAGCAAGAAGATTTAGAAGATGAAATACATTAAGATAGAAGTCACCAAGAAAATGTACGATGCTCTGATAGATAGATTTGGGTCTCAGAAAAGAGTAGAGGACATCATCTCATTAAGAATAGAAAGCAGTATTAAAAATGCTTTGATGAATCAGAAGGCTAAAGAATATGTTCCAAGAGAAGAGATCAACATATTCTTGCGAGATGAAATCTATCAGTATCTCAATGATATATGTGTTAAGAGAAGCATAAGCAAAAAAGATTACATAAGAAAAAAATTAAGTCGTTTATTAGAATGAAAGCAATAGGTTATATCCGTGTATCAACCGATATGCAAGCTGATAAGGGTACATCCCTTGATAATCAGATTGCTCGTATCCAAGAGTTTGCAAAAGCCAAAGGGCTTATGTTGGAAAATATTTTCCAAGATGCAGGTTTTAGTGGAAAAAATACGAATCGTCCTGGCTTCCAGGCAATGCTTAATAGAATAAACCAAGGCGGTATCGGTGTGTTAATTGTATGGCACTCTACTCGTTTTGCTCGTAATCTCCGTGACTTTATAAATCATATGGCTGACCTTGAGAAGAAGAAGGTTAAGTTCTATTCATTAGAGGAACCGGAGATGAGCGGTTCATCCGGTAAGGCTATGCGAAATCTTATGGCTGTGTTTGCCGAGTATCAGTCAGATGTAACAGGAGAGCATACTCGTTCGGTTAAGGCGAATCTCAAAAAGAATAAGCAAGTGTATTGTCCTTATGCTCCCCTTGGTTTTGTAGTTGAGGATGGTAAATTAATCCGAGACCCAAAGGCTTTCCAAATTGTTGATCAGATATTCTCTTATCGTCAGCAAGGTATGTCAATGCGAACAATTGCTGAGACATTAAATGCAAGTGGTATCAATGGTAACAAGGGCGGTAAGTTCTATGCTAGTACAATTCAAAAAGTTTTAAACAATCCAATTTATGAGGCAAGAAAGTAAAATAGATAGAGAAATCAGAGAGACCATACTTGAATGTCTTGAAGATGTTGTTGGTATCCCAAGAGAGTATTGGGAACAAAAAAGAACTAAGAAAAAAGAAGAAGTTATTGTTCGACAGATATACATCTATATGCTGTGTGAACTGACAGAAAAAACAAGACAAGAAATCGCAGACATCTGTCGATTGAAGTATCATACATCAGTAATAAGAACACATCGCATAGTTGATGTATGGAAAAAACAAAAAGAAAATTATCCGTATCAAAATTTAATTATAACCAAAGCATTCGAAAAATATGAGCAAAGAAATAGTTGAATTGTTCGAGTACATTTTGGATCAGATAGAACCAAGATGGAAAACCAATGAGGCAGTCGTGGAAACTCTTGAGAAAATTAAAGGGACTCAGAGTAAACGATTTACACCTCCATCATTACAAGAAGTAACTGAAGAGTTGAAGAGTCAGAGGGTTCGTAATTATCAGCAACAAGCAGACAAGTTCTGGAACTTTTATGAGGCCAAGAATTGGATGATTGGAAAGAATAAGATGAAGTCCTGGAAGGCAGCAATTAAAACATGGAACTTTGACAAAGACAATCTTTTAGTATGATTCTGAAAAAAACTTTACAAAATATTATATATATCGCATATATTTGCTTTTTAACGTATTCGGTATACTTGTTCTATATCGTTTTAAATAAATTATCAAAGATATGACTTACAAATTAAACGAACAACTTCAACTTGTTCCAGTTCGGAACAACTACAAATGGTTATCTTATTTACTAGTCACCTTATTGATTGGTGGGTCGGTATTATATTTTCTCAGAAAAGAATCGGTAAAGATTATATATCAGATTGTACATCCTGAAGTACAACAATCTGTACAAGATGTCGAACTAACGGAAGAAGGTATTGTTAAATGTCTGCACGAGAATGGTTGCGTTTTACCCAACGTAGCGTTGGCTCAAGCAAGATTGGAATCGAATCTTGGTAAGAGTAGTGTGGGAAAGAATGCCAAGAATATGTTTGGCATTGTGCATCATAAATGTAAATATGTAATAGGTAAGCACGGAGTGTATGCTAAGTATGATAAGTATGAGGATAATATTAAGTGCTATATACATATTCAAGATCATTATTTGACCCGAATCAATGGCGTATATGCATCAGATTCTGAGTATATTAGCAAGATTAAATCAATGCGTTAATGTGTAAAAAGAAACATATGGCAATTATAGAATTAAGAGTAATCAAAGAAAGTATTTGTGAGCATAACCCTAAAGCACAGAGTGTTTGTTATCCAGACACTATGGTAGACTTTAATGAATTCCAAGAGAACATTTTAAAACAACTAAATAACTATGACACTAAAAGAAGCGTTGAGAATCACGAAGGAATTCGGATTCGCAAGAAAAACCGTAACAACTGAGGCATCTGGATGCGACCATGTGTACCACTACTTTGTTTTTCAAATTGGTGATATACAATTTATGTTATCTAATGATGACTCTGATAACGGAGACGAATGGTATGGTACTATATTCGATTATCAAGTTAAGTTCTATACGATAGATTCATTTGTAACTGTATTGTTGGCAATCAAAACTGGCGAGTGGGATGCAGATAACAATTAATAATCGTTACAACGATGCAATTACATTTACCCAACTTGAAGAAAATAAGTTTCTTATGCAAGGCGGTAAATATTGTCGCTACGGATGGGACTCAGAAGAAGATATACAAGCCAAACGATATTCTTTTGTTGACCCAAGCGGAGGGCCGTATATCTCACAAGGTATGACGATGGGTTACATTCACCAAAGTTGGATAGGTAAGATTGTTAATTACATAACTGTTGACGAAGAAAGTGGAAACAAAATTATTATCACCTACCCTGAGCGAATTGTTAAGGCAATGGTAAATAACAAAGATGAGTTCAGAATATATTCAGCAGAGGGTAATATTATCACTACTGAACAAAGTTTTAACGAGGCAGTTAAATGGATAGAGGATAAGTATGAACGCAGACAAGCTAGTTAAATTAGGAATTGATCTCCGGGACAGATGGAGTGGGGAAGTTAAAACACTATGTCCTAAGTGTTCGCATCAACGTAAGAAAAAGAGTGACCCATCTCTTGGTGTTAATATAGATACCGGAGTTTGGAAGTGTCACCATTGTGGTTGGAGTGGTTCGGTTAATCAGTATGTGAGGCCCGAACCTAAGCAACCAATTCAAACCGATGGCATCTATGAATACTTTGAGAAAAGAAAAATCTCCAAGGAAACTGTTGAATACTTTGGTATTGCAGAGTCCAAGGAATGGATGCCTCAGGATCAGAAGGAACATCGTGTAATTTGTTTCAATTATTTTTTAGATGGAGAACTCATCAATATCAAATTCAAGACCGCTGACAAGAAGTTCAAGATGGTCAAGGACGCAAGAAAGATTCCATATAATATCGATGCAATCAAGGATAGTCATTATGTTATTATATGCGAAGGCGAAGAAGAAACTATGGTCTGGCATCAATCGGGTCTCAGAGCAGTTTCTGTTCCGAATGGTGCTAGTAAAAACAACAATAACCTTGATTGGTTGGATTCTACTTATGAATTATTTGACGAGAAGGTAATCTACCTTGCTACAGATAACGATGAGCCTGGAAGAAAACTAAAGGAAGACTTAGCTCGTAGGTTTACATCTGCCGATATTCGTATCATCGAGTTCCCTGAGAATGAGAAGGATGCTAACGATTGTCTTAAGAGATACGGCCAAGACTTTATCACTCGCCTATTTGAAAATGCCAAGCCTCTACCTATATCAGAAATCTCTTCTGCATTAGATTATCTCTCTACTATACAATCGTATCACAAGGATGGCTATCCGGTAGGATCGCTTGTAGGAATGTCTGAGACCGATGAGCATATCTCTTGGAATCGTGGGGAGTTAGGTGTAGTCACAGGTATTCCTGGTTCGGGTAAGTCAACGTGGTTAGACTATATGTTTATACGCCTTGCCTATCTGAAGAATTGGAAGTTCGGTGTATTCTCTCCAGAGAACATAGCACCATTGAAGATTACTCGTATGTCTGAGCAGTTATTGGGTAAGCCATTAAGTGCGATGAACTCCGTTGAGATTGAGCATTCAGTACAAATAATCAGTAATCATTTTTGGTTTTATAACGTAGAAACCTTGGAGGACTATACCTTGGGTAACCTATTGAGATTGGGTGAGACCCTAATCAAACGCCACGGTATTGATTGTCTACTGCTAGACCCTTTTAACTACATCGAAAATGACTCAACTGAGGATAGTTCGAATGAAAAGATTGGTATTTTATTACGAACTTTGAAGAAATTTGCAGTAAAGAATAATGTATTGGTCGTTTTGGTTGCCCATCCTAGAAAAATGGATAGAACATCCGCTGGGTATAATGTTCCTAGGCTTTACGATATTAGTGGATCTCATCATTTTTTTAATGTGCCTGATTGGGGTTTGGCAGTCCATCGTTCATTCCAAAATGGTCAGAAAGATCCGGTCGAGGTTCACATCCAAAAAATCAAGTGGCACTTCCGAGGAAAACTTGGGCGAGTAGATTACGAATTTGACCGAGGTAGTGGTCAATATTCAGAGGACGGTAAATTTAATTCATTAATAAATTTAAAACATGATATACAATCAGATGAGAATGATTTGTTCTCTTCACAAGAAGCGTGGGGAAGAGGTGCAGGAATTCAACCTCAGTCCACACTTCTATGAAAAGATGGTCAAGAAGGTATTGATTTACAATGACAAGCAAATAGATTTAGTATGCGAAGGTTGGTTAAAAATAGAAAAGTATTTTTACATAGAACTGAAGACAGCACAAGGAATAATTTATACAACAAACTATATTTATAAACTAAGAAATGATAATAGTATACGATATTGAAACATTTAGTAATTGTTTTACCTACATAGGTATGAATGTTGACACCAAGGAGATGGATATCTTTGTAATTGGTGATGATAGTTTGGGCTCAGATTTGGATGCTTTCCAAATTTATCTGAGAGATTTGAAAGACAAGAAAGCTGGTATGGTTGGCTTTAATAACGTATTCTTTGACTGGCCCATTGTCCGTGCAATTATGGAAGATGAGGTTCATACTGCCCAACAGATTTATGCGTTGGCTCAACAGATTATTTCTCAAGAGAAGCGATCCTATCTACCACAAGAGATACCTCAGTTGGATTTGTATTTACTGAATCACTACGATAACAAATCTCGCAGTACTTCTTTGAAGGCCTTGGAGGTTTCTTGCGGATGGGATAACGTAATGGATATGCCTTTGGATCACACCTCAAAGATTGATAAGATTAGTCTAGAAAATGTGATTGCCTACAACAAAAATGATGTGGAATTTACTGCATACTTTTATGAGTTATGCAACGATAAAGTTGAATTACGCAAGAGAATTGGCAAGAAATACAACCTTAAAGTGTTAAACAAGAGTGATGTGGTTATCGGTGAGTCTATCTTTTTAAAATATTTATCTGAAGCAATGCGAATACCAGTAAGACAATTAACAGAAATCAGAGGTAAACGAGCAGATGTACCTTTGAAGCAGATTATTCTTTCCAACGTAAAGTTTGAGACACCTCAATTCAATAAGTTGTTGACTTTAATGAAGGATACAACATCGTCTTCTACGTTTCTGAAAAAGTTTGTCGAAGGACTTAACACAGGAATAAGCACTAACGAATTGTTGGATAAGTTCCGGGACAACAACATTAGGGTTCAGAGAATCGCCCAACAAAAGAAGAGTTTTAGTTTCTCTGCGAACTTTGGAGGGATGAGATTAGATTATGGTGTTGGTGGTATACACGGATGTGTACCCCCTGGAGTATATACTTCTAGTAAAACATATAAAATTTTAGACATTGATGTAAAATCATACTATCCAAATCTATTTATTCAAAATCGTTTACACCCTCGCCAAATGAAGCAAGATGTATTTGTCAAGGTATACTCTGATATTTTCCAAGAGAGGGTCAAGGCACAGCAAGAAGGGGATAAGTTGACGAGCGATGCATTGAAGTTAGCGTTGAATGGAATGTTTGGTAAGACTGGTTCTGATGTGTCTTGTTTCTACGATCCGTTCGTGTTCTATGCCATTACCGTGAATGGACAATTGTTCATCTCTATGCTTGTAGAACGATTGGTATTGGCTGGTGCTGAGTTGCTCCAAGTAAATACTGATGGTGTTACTGTAAGTGTACCTCGTAAGCAAGAGGCTGAGATACTTGAAATCTGTAAGAGATGGGAGGCTGAGACCAAATTGACTTTGGAATATGCAGATTATGCAAAGATGATTATCCGAGACGTAAACAATTACATTGCAGTTGGTGAGAATGGTAAGATTAAAGAGAAGGGAGCGTTTGAAACCAAAAAGGATTGGCATAAGGATAACTCTTATATGGTTGTTCCCCTAGCAGTTCGTGAATACTTTGTGAATGGGACTCCGGTATCTGAGACCCTACGCAAACACGAAAACATTCTAGACTTCTGTGGTCGATATAAGGCAACCAAAGGATGGCACTCCGAGTTTGTTTATCTTGATGGAGATCGTGAGAAACGATTGAACTTCGGAAAGATATATCGCTTCATACCTGTCATTAAGGGAGGTGTATCTCTGAAGATAAATAAGGACGGCAGAGAGCACCAATTATGCGAAGGGTATCAGACATACCCATTCAACAAAAAGGATGCCTTTAATATGGCTAATTTGAATTACGGATTCTTTGAAAACGAATGTAGGAAACTAATTGAGTTGATAAAACCCAACCAATTGAGTTTGTTTACTTACTGATATTTACCTTAACCCATTCTCTTGTGTATCTACCATTGATAAACTTGAGGATGGGTATTTCTTTTACTAAGATTTCTTGTGGTTTTGATTTCTCCGACTTCTTGACAATGTTTTTATGCATTATCTCACAAGCTACCATAGCATCTGCTAAGTCTGTATTATCAATCAAATAGTTTTTTAAATCGGTAATCATTGAAAGAAACCAAATATCATCGCAGTAAGTGTTCAGGTAATCAATCAAATAAGAGTTACCTCGTTCTGCGGTGATATCGTTTTTATAATATCCTACGGAGTCATCGTCCTTAAAAAATCCCTTACCTAGGAAGATTGGTTTCTTGGCCAATAGATGCAGTTTACCAGCGTCTTTATACTTTTGCTTTACAACACCACCACGGTTAATCTCAATCATTGCGATTGCGTTGTTATAATACTCTTGCATAAGTATCATATTCTTTACAATCATATCAGGGTCTGAGTCCCTTTCCGAATAGTGAGCTACATATCTATTGGTATCAATATCCTTAATTACAATTGCTTGGTTAGAACCATCTCCCATATTTTTAGAGTTGAATGGAATAGGGTCAATACCTGCAATGTAAGTATGTCCATCTCTTGGTTCTTCCAAGAAATGCATAGCACTTGTTATCTCTGCTTTCTTTTTGATTGTTCCATCGTAGTCATAGATTAAATAAGAACGATCAATCGGAGGCCGAGTGCTTAGGATAATTCTTTCTTGGTTATCCAACTTAGTCATGATATGTTTCGGAAAAGCACCATGACCAGCAACAGAAAATACCTCATTGATTTCCAATGGGTACTGCTTGATAAATGAATTGAGGTAAGACTTATCTTCTAGTTTATCTAGCGTCTCCCTTGTCTTCATAATCCACTCAGTTGCAGCTTTCTCATCGCTGTGACCATTAGGGCAGAAGTTCAGAATTTTGCCAGTTTCTTTCCCATTTATGTCTAATTCGGGTGCTTCCATAATCCCTTGATTACCAGGGAGAAAGAGGGTGAGTATCTTCAATTCTTCGGCATTTTCCCACAAAGTTTTGGCTAATTTCTGGCCAATTGAAGTAGCCTCTCCGGCACTTCCTCCAATGACAATTGGAGCAACCTTTACGAAACCCGACTTGGTACTTGCTTGAGCAGATTTATAAACCTTATCTGCCTTAGGATGGAGCATACACTCGTCTATAAAAACGTGCATTGCACGATACGCCTCAAATGCTGTTGGAGTATCTACGGTCTCCTTAGTAATGATTTGAGAGTCCAAACCAGTAACACGACCTGTCTTTGTATCTCTTCGCCCAAGGTGTAAGTAACCTTCTTGTCTAGTTGATACAATACCAGGCCGAGCGTAATCATCAAATTCATCATATACTACACGAAGTTTATCTTTAAATAATGCTTCAAGACGTTTCTTGTCTGCCGATGTTATCAAGGATGTTGATCCTGGATTAGTCATTGCAATCCACATCGGAATAATTCCCCCAAATATAAACGACAAACCTACCTCACGCCTCTTTGTTATAAATAAATCGTGATTGGTTCGTCTTGCTTCTAGATATCCGTTATAGATTAAATCATCTATATCTCGCCAAATCGGTCTCTTTTTGAAACCTCTGGCGTCTTTCACGAAGCCTTGAGTCAATGAGTAATAGTGAGGCCCAACCAAACCAAAACGACCCTCTACCCAATACTCTTTCTCTTTGCCCCACCAAAGTTCTTTTTCCTTTTGTGTTGCGTTCGGGTTTAGACCATGTTTCGAAAACCATTTTTCGTATTCAAATTTGGATGCCTTCATTTCCTTTGTGATACACGATCCAAGAAACCACCTTCATCCTCTAGATTATCATCTTCGGGGTAGGCTTCTAGTTTCGCTAATTTCAAACTCTTATTAATTTTATCTCCTGCTTGGAGTAATTGAAATAAACCCTTCTGATATGGGTCATCAAGGTCGAGCATTTCATCCCGGACCTTTTGCATCAACTGTTTAGATGCTGAGACTAGAGTAGCATAAAAGTCTTTCGCAGGATCAAAACCTTGAACCTGGAGTTTCTCAATGGCTTCGGCCTCAGAAATATTATTTGCCTTTAGGTACTCCGAGAGTATCTCTAAGTTCGCTGATTTTTCGCTTTTGGTCTTCAATTTCTTTTTGTGTTTTGTTTGCTTCGATTGGGTTTCCTACTGCTGAGTAATACTCACACCAAGAAATTAATTTCTGAAGTTCAATAACTTCTTTTTCAATTATTTGTTTATTGCTTTTAGCCATAATTCTAAATCAAAATTTGACAAATCACCTTCTGTGATTGGTTCTCCCAAAGATAAGTAAAATCTGCAAATATTCCCTAGAGTAAATAACTGCTCTCTAGTAGCAGTATTCTTGAATCTATCGTCATCATCAAGCCCTCCAATAAGAGCCAAATGTATTTCATTTCCGGGACAATAATCTAGAACGTAAAGATTTCCATTTGGACAAATACAATGCGTAAAAAGAGGAGTTCTTTCGAGCCCACCAATATGATATTTTTCAGAGGTAAATTTTACTTTACCTTTTTCGTGGGAGTGAACATCACCTACTCTTAAATTTTTCTTGCTGTATGTCCAATAGAGTTTCATTCTCTTTGGTATGATACGATTAATCTGCTCAAATAGAACTCTGCTTTCTTCAGATCTTCTATCCCATTCTTGTGTTCAAATCTCCACAAGTATTTTTGAATGTTTCCTTTGAGGTATCCTACAAATTGCTCTTTGGTCATAGATGCCTCAATGGCTTCTAGACATTCTACACTTCCTTGATTGTAATGCTTTGGTTTATTTACTACGTCAAAACTCATTTTTTAAATTCATTAGGTGGCACAAATATACATAATTCTTTGGGTACTCGATAGAAATTATCAAATCCTTTACGATCTTGAGTGAAAATTCTAACCTTTTCCTTATATTTTTCGTTGAATATAATACTTGATTTGCAAAAGATTGCAGCATTAGTTTCCTTGCAGATAATCACATACCAAAAAGGAGTTTCTTTCCACTTCTCTTTGCGTTGTAGGAATGAGACCGATTCAAAAGGGAAGTCTTCACGAGTAGTCCATTGTCTCCTAGACTTCATTTCTACTTCCCAATAGTATTTAATACCGTTGCGTTCCGAAAAGAAATCAATACCATAGATGTCACAATTCTCCGAAATATCGTGACCTACAGAACGCAAAAATGCCATAAGTAATTCCTTACCTACGGCATCATTATCATCAAACGATTTTTGATTGAATCTCAATTTCTAAACCTATAGGCGAGAATCATTCCTATAAGGCAAGACACTACTAGATACCACCAATTAAAATGTTCTTTGGTAATGACTGGGCTTGGGACTTTTACTTCAAAAGGTATTGTATCTCTGAGTTGTATTGTATCTGGTTTTACTCGTAAGAAAATACGATCTCCTTTTTTATACACAACAACTCTTTTTGTTTCGTAAGTAGTATCGTGTTTGAAAATAAATGAATCCCTATACTCAGGAACTGGAACTTTTATCTGCTTGATAATCGTATCTCTTATGACTACGGTATCTGTGCTGCAAAGTTCTACACCATAGTGATTAACTAAACAAGCGTGTCTTCTCTGTGGGCTTCTGCAAGAGGCTGCAAGAACAAGTATCAATACATAGAAGAACAAAAGTATCAATGCTGTTTTTTTTGTTTTATTCATAGTGCAAATATAATGTTTAACCTTGCAATATTGTTACAAAAAAATTGAGGCCACAAAATGCGACCTCAACTTTACCTAAACAATTCAGAATGGAAAACCAAAAAACAACGTAACAAATATATGTTAATTTTGTTACAAATTTTGGATTTTTTCCGAATCGCCTTATGAAATCTCGCAAGCTCCACCAGCACACGCTGCTTCACCTGCCAAGTTTGTGTTGTCGCTAGTTTCGACAATATTTGCGACATTGATTCCCTTTAGAGACTTTGACAATTCTAAATACTTAGCCTCATCGATTTCCTCAAAAGGAGTCTGCTCATAAGATCCTAAATCCTCAGGCATAAATGACAGACCGTTGTAATGGTTTTGGTTTTCCCACAACCATTCGCCCACCATTCCCCACTCGTTCTGTTTCATGGTAACAGTAGCTGATACGTTGTGTGTATTCTCACCATAGATGTGACCAGGCTTAATCCATTTTTCGTGGAGTAACTTTACTCTCTCCAAAAATGAAATTGCTGATTCTGAGCCCCTTGTCAAAGCACGTTTAGGAGCAGCAATGGGAACAGAAACATAAGCCTCTCTAGAATCATAGACGCTATCCTCCAATAAGTCTGGATGATTAATATACAAGTAAGTGTACAACGCCTCAGATTTACCCACACGCATTCTACGAATGTAGTACTCAGAATGCCAAGCGTGTACTCCAGAAGAACATCCAAGAACGATTGATGCAGTTCCCGATGGCTTGATTGTTGTGACTCTTGCTGACTCATTAATTCCGATGGTATTTGCTACGAATTTATTCGTGCGAACGGCCGCCTCTGCTGCTTCTGACAAATCAAGGTTAAGAACAACTCCGGACGCTATTCCGGTCATACCAACACCCAACAAAGCCTCACGTTCAGTTACTTCTTTCCATTCGGGTCTCAGATAATGGAAGTCTGTGTACGATGCTTGAAGTGTTCCAATGAATGCTGCACTCTCTGCTCTCTGTTCTAAATCAAATTGGTCTATGATATCAGACGCATTAATTTCCACTAAGTTACAGAATTGGAATGAGTTCAAACTGATTTCTGCACAAGGATTTGTTCCAAGTTCTAGGTCATTTGTAAACAAGAACCCAGGCTCTCCTGCGTTACTTGCTTCAACTTTTTTCCATAGGTTCAAGAACATATTTTTGGATACAGCACCATTGCGTAAAATCTTTACAGAGTTATTTGCTCTACCTCGCTGTGGGTTTGTTTCGTACCATTTTCCAGATTTGCAAGTAAGCATCTCTTCGTCATCGTAATCAAACAAAGCAATCATTGCTGATCTGCGAATACCACCAGCCAAAACTGCATTTGCAATGTGACATAGAATATCGTGGCACTCCAATGATGATAGTTGTTCTCCGTCTTTCTTACGATCAAGGATTGCTTCGATGTGCGTTAAGCAAATCTTCAATGGTTCAGGACCTGGAGCAACACCACCACTTGTGATTAGTCTCTCTCCCTTTGCACGGATAGAACGGAAATCAAAGTTGGGTTTCCAAGAACTGAGGCCGAAGTAAGACTTCATCAATACCTTTACAGCATCGGCCCATCCCTCGATATTATCGGGAATTAAGAACCTCCTTTGTTTCGTAGGTTTAGATATTGCAGGAAGTTTGTTAATGTGGTTACGGCTGACGCTATAACCAACTCCAGTTCCTGAAAGCAAGAGGAACATAGTCTCATTAAAGGCCCTATAATCATCAATGTGAAGATAACTACAGTTAAAAAGACGAGCATTATTAACTTCAATGGGCTTACCACTAAATTGCAGAGACCGCATTGACGGAAGAACTTTCTTTTCAAACACCATTTCATAGTTTGTTCTGATTAATGTTTCTAAATTTGGAAACTTACGAATGTGCATCTCCATGTTGCGAGTCACTAATTCTTCCCAAGTCTCTCTTCTGAATTTTTTCTCATCGTACTTGGCATACTTGCTCCATACAACGATGTCCGATAGAATTTCGTGATTTACTTCCATAATTAAAATTTCTTTCCGTGTTTGTACCCACGCAATGAATTGTACTTCATTTTCAACTCGATGTGCTTCTCAAGGTCAATATCTAAACCTCCGCACAAATCAAATAGACGAATAGCAACGTCTGCTACTTCGTCTTCAAAAGAAGATTTCACAGCCTCTTCAAATTTGTGCTTCCATTCTAACGTATGAAGTAAAAATTCTTCATCACTAGAATCCAATGCTAAATCTCTGCGTAATTCATTTGCTGCAATTGAATCGCAACGATAATCTTTGCGTAATGCTTCTTGTGCTTCTGCTAATTCGGATACGATTAACATCAACATTTCTGACACATTTCTCTCTGTGTCCCAAAAGCCTTTTTCTTTGGCTGTTAGGTGTGCTTGTGCTATTAAATTTTTCATAAGGGCTACAAATATAATCTGAGCCCCAGCACAAAAACAAATTATTTTTTAGTTGATTTTCCGTTTCTGCCGTTACGAGCACGATTAGCAGAACTCTTTTCAAGCACCATTTTGCCTGACTTTGTGTGACTTAGGTCAACTCCATTAGAATGACGCTTACCATAAATTTTTCTTTTGCGAGCCTCACGATTTAACTCAACTCGTTTAGCAATTTGGTCGGGTCGGTTGTTATATTCTTTCTGAGTAGAATAGTCTCTACCTGTAGCTTTGTTTGAACTAGCTCTCTTATTCTTACCGACAATCTTATTTTTGGGCATCGTTATAAAAATATTTATCAATCAAAAGGCTGTCATTAACTTTTCTTATATCTTCCAACACCATTGCCGCAGAATCACACATTAGCTCTGAGTGATGTATCTGCTCTTCTGCTTGCTCTTCAACATTGGGGCGAACAGCAACCGCCATAATCAAGGCAACAATTGCTAGTGCATAAAGAAGTTTCATATCTTACCGAGGTTTTTATAGATGCTTATTTCTGTTATTAGTGCAGAACATAAACTATCTTGAGTTTTTAACATTTTAGACATTCTATCGAGTTTTGCCTCACAAAGTGCCAATCGTTGTTCGCATCGTTCATTAATATGTTTGCTCTGACTTTCTGCACGATAATACAACACGCTGACAACAACCAACATTAAAAACGTAATGGCTTTGGTTGGGTCAGATTTAAATTGTTCGAAGTCTATAGGTAATTTCATTTAAGTAATTATAAACAAGGGGGATAGTAAGGAAACAATTCATCTGGAGGACAAGGAAATGTAAAGCTTGGCTCAATGTATTCTATTTCCAATATTTCCTGCAAACTCAAATTGTAATCAAAGAAAGCATCTCTTTCTTCTTTGGTGTATTTTTCATCTAGAGATTTAGCAATATATTCTTGCTGTACGGTACTGATGCAATCGTGAATTTTATTATTCCAAAGTATATACTCATCTGATGGAGAAACCACTTCGTTAACATAGACAGAATAACCTACAAAGAAATAGGAAGGTAGAGTACTCTGGGTATCACTTACTAATTCGTATTCTTCAGAGTTTACATTTGTTGCTACCACAACACCATCAATCACTAAATCTTTGTTTGAAACAACGACTTCTGTGTTGTTATTATCGGTTCCCCATATAATTGTTGCGTCTGATTTTCTAACTATAATCTTCATATTAAAATTCAATTACAAAGGTTCCGATATTATTTAAGTTTACATAGAAGTTAGTATCCACGCTACCAACAGTTGTGTCATAAACCCCAAATCTATTCCCATTGGCATTGCCATTGAAAGAAATAAATGTACCTGCGATAGCTATTTTTGTAGAGTTTCTTATAAAGCGATGATACAAAACATTATTAGGAGGAGCAACTTTTGGAAAGGATGCATCTAGTGTACCATTGTGAGAAACTCTAGCGAAAAAACCTTTAGGAGAAGTAAAGTTACCATTAAAATAAACGTATTGACTATCTACGCTAATTGTACTCAAAACTCTACCATTTGTTCCCCCAGAGAAATTTGTAGAAAAAGTACTGTCTGGAACTAATGTGTCTTTATGTATTTTACAAAAGTTTTGAGGAACAGTAGTACCATTGAAACCATTGAACCCATCTCCTCCAACATACAAGTGGTCACCATAAATAGCAATTCCAAATGTGCTATTGTTAAAACCACTATTTGTACCAGTAACGTCAGCACCGTCACTCATTCTAATTTTAACAAAATTGTTTCTCGTTGTACCTTTATAGTTATTAAAAATACCAACTAGATAGATATTTGTTCCATCTGTAACCATGCTGTTTACCTCACCACTAGGAATTCCTGATCCAACATTGAATGTTGCGTCAACAGTAAAGTCTGGATTTAAACGCACTATTCTATTTACACCTAGTGTGTTGTATGAAGTAAATGTACCAGCACAGATTAATTTACCATCGGGTTGAACTATTACTGCTCTTACACTACCGTTAAAACCACTACCTAAGCCTGTTCTAGAGAAAGTACCATTTCTATTTATTTCTGCAAAATAAGGAGCAGTCTCTGTACCATATGTGGTAAAAAAACCATAAAGTAAAACCTTATCATTGTATAATATACCATCCCAAACATAGTTATTTAAACCACTTCCTATGTTTGTGTTTATAGTTGTATCTGGATTATTATCTAAATTGGATATCGCATACAATCTGTTTGCAGGACTACTGAATGTTCCACTTATTAATAAGTCCCCAGGAGTTCTTGTTGTTCTAGTTTTGGAGTCTGGTATTACTTTAGTTAACATCGCAATGAGGACTATTGGGGTTGAACTGACAGAATCTTTGTTTATAAAGATAATCTAAGCCATCGAATGTATGAATTCCTGTGGGTTCTGGAAACACTTCGTATTGGTTAAAGTCTTCAGGAATATCTGAGTACCAAAGTATATCGACTGAATACTTAGGGCTAGTTTCAACGCATACATTTCTACCCATCTTATCCGGGCCATACTTTGTGCACAAATGTCCTATCTCTACGACCATGCAGTCTTTAAATCCGTATACATTCTCACGCACTTCTTGCTGTATCGTTGGTTTCAACGATTCCCAAATAGAAGGCTCAAATTCATATTTACAAAATATCATTATGATGTTATTGCTATTGCTTCTGCGTCTGTAAATGCTCTCTTAGCAATTCCAACCGCAAAAAGTTTGGTTGTGTTGTTGTATGGCTCTACCTCTGAAGTGGAACCCTCGTAACTCAATACTCTAATTGCATCCATATTCAAAGACATTGCTCCTATTGTATGACTACCTTTGAGTACGCCATTTATGAATAACTTTTGAGTTGTTGTAGTATATACTAAAGCTATTTTTATTCTACTTCCAAAAGCATACGGAGACATATCTATAGCCAGGTTGCCTTGATAAGTACCTCCAGAATAAGTCTGCCACCATAAGAATCCACCTCCATTGTTAAATACACCAGAAGAATGTGCCCAATAAGGAGTATTCGCTGATCTCCAACCAAATACTGTTCCCTCGTTATATGGGTTGTGAATGTATTCTATAAACGCAGTTCCTGCTGTAGCACCAATAAGACTAGATATTCCGGTTTTAATTAATTGATCAGCACCTCTTGTAACTGTTGTGGCCCAAGTTCTAATGTAACTAGTTGCTCTTGTGTTTGAAGATCTTGGGACCATTGTTTCAGCTTGTGGGCCCCATAGTAAAACAGTTCCTCCTGCTGGAGTAATATCAGTTAAAGAGGAATTACTCAGCCAGAATTGAACTAAGAAGTAATCTGTTGTTGGATTCCACCACACACATCTAAACCAACCATTACCAACATTTTCCATATAAGCAAAATGCCCAGCTCTAGTTCCCGATACCACTCCGTTTAACAAATCAAAAGAAGCACCCGGAAAATTACCCAAGACATCAACAACAGTTAAATAACGAGTATTCTCATATTTAGCATAGACGCTCTGACATTGTATTGAATTAGAAATAGACTGATACCAACCACTAAAATTACTACCCGATGTAGTCATTCTAAAAGAATTATTGCTCCCATCAGGACAACGAACCCCAGCTTGAACCAATGTGCCACTAGCATTAGGGCTCCAAATTCCTCCAGTTACAGTCATGTTTTCACTGTATCTTACGAGGTTTGTTCTAGTTGGCTCTATAGTTATTCCTTGCTCATTACCATAGTAATGGTCCATAGCAGGAACATTTAATCTATCGGTTAATTGGAAATATGGACGAGGAGACCAAGGTGCAGCAGTTTTATTTGTCTGCTCCCATTGGTATCCATATATATAGCAAAACTGACCTGCTACCGCTGCACCACCAGACTCGTTGCCAGTAAATTCTATTCTAATACCAGCTGACCCATTCCCAGATATAACTGTCTTACTTATTCTGTACCAACCTCCACCGTATTCTTCTATAGTCCATCTATTTCCTACGTTTGAAGAAATAACAGCACCAGTAGCAATATTGAATTTAACTTCTTGTCCTGTTACAGATCCGTCTCTGAGACCCAAAACATAACAACTTCCGGCCTTTACAAAAAGACTTTCGGTTTGTGCATAGCCATAATAAAGTGATCCCCCTGGACTACCGAAAAACGAGAAAAGCCCATTAGCAGTAGCTTCAACTTTCCAAGCATTTACTTGTCCGTCTAAAGGATTTGCTATAACATTAGGAGTTTTAGTAATGTTATTATTAGTATTCCAAACAGAAGTATCGTTAAAGTCATTTGTCCGAGCACCATTATTCCAAGGAGCATCAACAACAAAACCATCTTTATCATAGGCTGTCTTAGCCGTGCTTCTAAGGAACTCCAAGTCACCACCGCCCCCAATAGGGAACTGTGTAAATACTTTATCCTCTTGATATACAGCAGGATAGTTTAACAAAGAAAAGTCAGCAAACAAGTCAGATCTATTGTCTGAACTAGTGTTTACTTCAATATAGCCAGTAGAGTTATTAAATTGGTCGTGGAAATTTAAAAATTGTGTGTCTATGACAGCAGAAACTCTGTAGTAATAAGTTACTCCATTAGTTAAATTTATAAACTGATAGGAGTCTCCTGTTACTTCAAGGTTTTCATAAACAAACGTAGCAAATGTGGGAGAAGTACTAAGATCTATAAGATAATAATAAGCCTTCGGAAGAGGTCCCCAATTGGCTGTAAAGAAAGTTGCTCCGACATTAGTTGCAGGTAATAGAGTTACAGTAACAGTTGACGTTGCTGCTGCTCTTATGGGATTGGGTATATTTAGGTTTGGTCCTATCATATACCGTAGGCAATCACAGAACCGCTTGTAAGTGTTATTGAAGTTATGTAGTCACCTTTAGGCATTACCCAATATGCACCTCTGTTTAGGGTCTGAGCCCCAAATCTAGATACAATATTAACACCATTTTTATCTAAGGCGGCAGCAATAACGGCATCGTCATTTACAATAAAACTCTGAAATGCTCCAGTAATCGGAGATGTACCATGTATCATAGTAGAACCTGTTAATCCTGCTGAATAATCTAAGGTCCTTGAAAATACTTCTTGCATATAACAAAGATACTAAATTTTGGTAAAAAACAAAAGCGAGACTAACCTCGCTTCTTTGCCGTCTTTGCAGACTGTTTAAATGCTTTTGTTGTGGGAGAACCTTTTGAGCCAGGCTTTCTCATCTTCTCTCCGCTTCCCTCAGCAATACGCTTACGTTTGGCGTGAATGTTTGCATACAATCCTTGTTTCATTTTCCTTGACCTCTATAGGGTTTTTTGTAGTTTTTACTACCTTTCGTTCCGCTAGTTTTTGTCTTAGCGTGAACTCCTGGTCTCTTAATACTAGGTTTAGGAGACCAAGAGCTAGAAGAGGGTTTCTCTTTTTTCGCCATTACTTTTTCTTAGCTGACTTCTTAGCTATCATTTTCTTGGCAACCATAGCCTTAGCCATAGGCTTTTCCATCATTTTACCAGCTTTAGGCATCGCCTTACCACTAGCTTTCTTTCCGTACATCATATACAAATATAATTATTTTTTCTTTCTTTTGGAAGCACTAATAGCAATAGCAAGAATCTGCTTCTTACTACGAGGAGTTCTTCCACCTGGCTTGGCGTACTCTTTGTTTTTCTTAGTGAGTTCGCTAATGTTCTTGGATATGTTTTTTCCTAGTGGCATATTATTTTTTCCTTTTGGATAAACCTTTTGACACAGCAGAGGAAATCATTTTTTCCATCTTCTTCATCTTAGCTGCTTTTTCTGCCTTTTCTTTCTTCTTGTAGGCAGCACTTTCTTCTTTCTCGATCTCGATTTTCATACCCTTGGGTACGCTAATCGATCTACTTGCGGATTTCTTTATAGATTTTTTCATATTAACTTCCTTTCTTCCATTTTTTGCTTGGAGAAGCAGTCTTGCTTGGACTCCATTTTACTTTGTCAGCCCAATAGGCAGCAGACATCTTTCCCTTAGAGATGTTCTTGGCATGACGAGATTTAAACGCCTCACGCTGACCAGCAGTTTGATTTGTTTTAACGCCTTGTTGTCCAAAGCGAAGAGTCTTCACTTTGTCACCTTCTTTTGCCACTACTATGTGGCTTTTCTTGGGATGACTAGGAGTGGCCTTGGGTTTATTATAACCTGAGACCCCAGCCCTTGCTAATCTAGGATCCTTTTTCATATCTTCTTACAAATTTTTCTGCAACAGAACCAGCAACCATTGTCATGGTCACAAACTCAACAGCCTCTACAGCTTCATTCTTTTCTGTTTTAAACATAAAAACAATGATGCATAGAAACCCAATAGTCCCTAAAACTCTCTTATGTGACACACCGTCACTCCCAGAGAACATTTCTTTTATAAATTGTTTCATATTATAATAATGCCGATAATTGATCTCCGGTACTATCTACAGTAGCAGCATTCTTTAAACGCTTTCCTATGGATCCAGCTGTATTCATTGCACTTGTTTGTGCATTCCATACATCATCTGCTGTTAGTACTGCTGTACCTACGGTGTTATCTACTGGAATGCCTAATGATACTCTATTCGTAGGAGGAACAGCTAAAGAACCTACATAGTTTCCACTTCCATAAGAAGTTCCTTGTCTAACATTTTGAGGAGAAGGTACGTCAACCATAGTATTAGGAGAGACCATAGACGTAGAATTAAGATTTAAATCTCTAAACTGATAGTAATTACCAATATTTGAAATTAGTTTAAAACTAGATGCCCTAAAAGGAAGTATTCCTGTAGGACCAGAAATAAAAGGACCAGATAATTGATAATTATATGAAAACTGTTCAAAATTTATTGGAGTAGCAGAGCTAATTAATCCAGATTCTCTTTGAGAAGCTTGTATAGTTCCAATTATACTTAGTGTTGTAACAGACCCTATAAATAATCCATAAAATCTTTGACTTGGATTAGTTATGTAAAATGTACCAGCAATTATATTTCCTGTTATTTCAACACGATTTGCATTATTTACTATCATACCAGAACGAACTCCTTGTCCCCCAGTACCTATAACTGATGAAGCCACTACATTACCAACTATAAGTATATTTGCTCCACTGTTATAACAGATTATTCCTACGGTTCCATATTGAATACTGCTTGGTCTTGTTCCGTAGACATTACCATAAACATTTAAATTACTAGCACTATTTACAACAATTGCCCCATCATTAAGACCATTACCTCCTTCTACATCTCCAAATATATTTACAGTTGATCCCGATGCTGCAATAAGAATAGCTCCTGTAGTATTACCTTGTGTTCCATTTCCATAAACATTACCATAAAAATTTAAAGTACACGCTTGACTAATTCTGATTGTATTTGCACCTTGGCCAGAATAATTTAAACCCACTACTAACTCACCTGTAAAATTATATGTACCCGATCCTGTTATTTCTACTGTATGAATTGTAGCTGAACTTGCAGAAGGAGGTTCTATTTTACCATTAAAATTAATTACACTTCCTAAAGGCGAACTAAATCTCATTAAAGTATGAAAATTTGCACATCGTAAATTACCTGCTCCTATAGTAATATTTCTAGAAGCATTTACATCTGCTGTACCTCTTGGTGAAGTAGCTGTTCCGTAATAAGTATTTTTTTCATAAAAACGAATGTTTTGCATTCTGCAAGATCCATATCCATTTCTTACTTGAAATATAATAATTCGATATTTAGAATAAGCTACAGTATTTGTTAAAATACCACTTAAATAAGTACTTCCATAAGTAGTTTGATTTACTTGTGAATCTAAATCTTGCCATAACTGAGTAGTAGCATTCCATCCCTGTAATTTCCAGTCTTTAGGATCTAAAACATGGTTGCCTACAGTACCAAAAGAATATCTATTAATTACTACAAGTTCTTGATTTGGATATTCATAAGAATACCACAAAGGATTCGCAAGAGTTGTATCTACGTCAACAGTAGTTCCACTTAAAGAAAAAGGATAAAAACTTCTAAAATCGTTAAAAGAACTTTCGGCTTTTCCTGCTGGATCCGTATTAGATGTCATTAGAGCAAACGAGTTATAACTAGTATAAAATAACTGAAAATTTGTTAATTGATATATATTAATATCTTGATTTACAGTTACGTTAAAGTTATTTAAAGCTACTACATCGTTTAAAGAATTAGGAACTACTCCATCATTCCATGTTGAAGGATTATTCCAATCCCCATTTGCTACTGCTGCTCTAAGTCTTGGTAGTGGCATTACAACTCCTTCTTATCTACTAAATCTTGCAAAGTCTTTAACATACCTTGAATAGCATCTTCAAAAGCAGGATCTCCTTGTGCAGTTTCAAATATGTCTAAAAGAGAAATTGCTTTAGGTTCATCAGGTAAAGACTCATAAGTTCCGTCTTGTAACTCTCTAAATGGAGTAAAGCGAATTGCTACAGAAGCACCTAAGTTTGGCTTCCAAAGAGGTGACATAGAAAGACTAACTGCCAAGTAAGGATATTCTACGCCATCTTTTATTGTTGGTTTTTTAGATATTAATTTCATGAGTATATATGTGTGTATCTATTTGTCCAGTTTACGTTATTTGCTGTTGTAACAGTTGTTGTTCCGTCATCTAGTATCTGTATTCTTGTTACAAGCCATACATTTGATGATTCTGAGGCCCCAGCATCTGCCTTACCACAATAAGAGTAAGGAGACACAAAATCTTGTCTCAATTCCTTTTCTAGAGCAGGTGGTGGGCCACCATAAGTAAGTTGACCAGTAGCAAGGTTGTAGTAAACAAGACTTCCTGTTGTACCACTAGGTAGATTCGTAGTAGTGTCATCAGTAACAACCAATGCACCACCGACATTCATCTGACCAGCAACGTCCATCTCACCACCAACTTGCATTTGGCCTTCAACTTCTAGCTGTCCATATAGTTTATGTCTCTGTCCCATTAGTATGTTACCTCCACTATTTCTAGTTTACTTATTGCGTTTATTTGAATTAATCCTGTTCCTACAAAGGTAGGGAATTGGAATTGCAAGTTCAAGTTCTGAGTCCCCCCGACAGAGTAGTTCATCAATGCTGTTGTCATAGAACTATCAAAACCTGCCTCTGATGAAACAATAGCAACAAGAGTTGAAATACCACTTACCTTTTTGAACACCAATCTTGTTGTTTCAGAATATGTATCACCAATAACAACGCCTGTAACGTCTCCTGTAATACCAATAACAGTTGCTATTGTATCTATAGTTACGTTCCAGGTAGCATTAGCTGTTGTTGGTCCAATCAATCCACTAACTCCAGTACCATTTGTACTTAAATTCATAGTAGTACCGCTTGGTTGGTTAGTTGTTCTGTAAGCAACTATAGTCTTTGTATATAAAAAATTTGCACCGCTTGCATTTTGCCAAAGGTTAAGAGCTGCGTTGAATTTTAATACTTGTCCATCCGTAGGAGAATTTATGGACACATCGTGTAATTCATACAACTCATAACCATTTTGAACTCTATAAACTATAGTTCCGTTGGTAGGAGAGGTTCGAGTTACCACTCCTACATAAACCAAGTGCTGAGGAGCTAAAGGTTTAATATTGGTTACATAGCCTGCAATTGTAGGGTGAAGATAAAGCAAGTCTCCATCTGCTAGAGTAACGTCTGTAAAGGGATGTGTTGCTCCTGATCTAGTATCTAAGTCGTGAATAGTCCCTTGAACCAAAACATAGCCATCTGTATTGTTAGGCATATTTGTCACGACTACCCCAAAAGTCTGTGCAGAATTAGCATCGTTGTTTCCTTGTGCTTTTACAAAGTTTGGTCTATTTCCTGTAGAACCTTGAATTCGTACAATCGTACCTTTATAAAGTGTAGCTCCTGTAGAGTTTCTTCCTATGGTCATTAAGGCCTCAGCCTTATCTACAATACCGCTATTGTCAACATCGTATGTACTTTTGTACATATCACCTCCACCACCACCTCCTCCAGGAGTTTGGTTTTCCCATTGTGATGTGGTTGAGTTGTAGGTTAGTACTTGAGCATTGGCAGGAGCACTTATAGCAACATCAGTTAAGTCATCAAGGCTCTGAGACCCACTTATATCTGTAGCCTCTAACTCAGTAACAATTCGTCTGAGTCTTATTTCTTCGTCTTTATATTTTTTGTCACGAGTCTGCTGAAACAACCTTAATAGGTCGTTGGCTTGTTTTAATAGTTCTTGTCTCGTAACATCAAACGCCATTATAAAGTCTTAAGCATTGCAATTAGCTCTGGTTGAGGAAACACATCACTCTTGTCGTAGCGAACACTAACGTGAGAGTAAACTCCTGGTTCTCCCATCAAAGCCTTAGTGTACACATCCCAAATCTTCTCATCGTAAGCCAAAGGGATGTTAAATTTCTGACCCCAGAATAAAAGTAACTTACGAGTACTTTCAATCTGAGCATCTGTATACTTATGCCAATATTTAGATCCTCTAAATTCTTTATCTAATTGTGTAACTTCCTCATCCTTAATGAATTGACCATAGACAGTTTTATATCTACCTCCTTCAAATTTTAATGGACCATAGGAACACAACTCGATACCCAAAGAAATCTTATCTAATGAAATGTAAGGAAGACCATGTTTTTCAAACACACCCTCTTTCAAACCTAAATGGAATGCCCAATACTTGGATGAAAAAGCCTGAACGATTGTTCCATCTCTAGAAATACAAACAGATGTTCCAATCTTAACAGCGTCTCTCTCCCAAATATCAATAGTGTTTTCACCACTTGGGCCTCCGACAGTATGATGCAAATAAATTTGCTTCTTGGTTGTCTCTTGCTTAACATATTGATTGTCAGGCAAAAGATGCATTTGGATATTTAAGTCTTCTAGTTTTATCATATGTCTCCTGATACAATAAACACGTTAGGTTCTAAGCATACAATCTCAATCCTTCTTCCTCCAGTAATTCTTCCAGGAAGAGACACGTTACCTGTAGCAGATGGTTGAATAATCAAACCACTAGCACTACTTATCTGAACATCACCTACGCTCATTGTACAAATTGTAAAGAATGCACCTGGAGTTATTGTTGGTTCTAAATTAAATACAACAGTTCCTGTTACATGAGCAACTCTGAAAATATGATTTGTCTGTGCGTCAGTAAGGGAAACACCGGTAGCCGTATTAAGAGGAGTAATAATCCTTCTTGTTCTTGCTACTGTTGATGGTATTCTATTGTCGTTTATCTCTCCACTTGCGATGTTTGAAGCATTTAAGTTGGTGATTTCAGAACCATCATTAGATGGATATTTAGCAAGTGCACTTAATCTAACTAATTGGTTAGCACCATTAAATGTATTTCCTTGTCTAGTCACATTGACACTCAAACGAGCATCAGACAAAGTACCAGTAACCAAATCCCCAGCGTCTGTTGTAGGGACACCACCAAAAGCAGCAAGTAACGTAGAATGCTTAATCTTTTTAGTTTTTCCCTGTGCAGTATCTGATTTATCGACAATAATATATTCATCATCGGGCGATAAATCCGCTAATAATAGTTCGTCAAGTTCACTTGTTCTTTCTGGTTTAAATGCCATTATAATATAATTTGATATCCGTTTTGTTGTAATAACCAAGTTCCATTTTGAGTCAAAAGATATCCGCTGAGACCCGAAATGTAAGTTAGTTCATCACCTTTTTCTGTCAATAAGAATGCATCTATTTCTGCTTGTGAAACGCTGCAATCCCCACAATTTCTACTCCATCTGTTTGCTACAGAAAGGAATCTATCTGTTTGATCCTCGTAGCAATTGATATTTTCTAAGCACCACAATAAAAACAAACCTTTCTTCTGACTTTTTTCTAGGTCACAACAAGGCTTGTCATACTTCTTAGCATTTTCTATTTTGGCCTCAGTTTCTACGATAGCCTTACGAACCGCTAAGTAAGTTCCAATGTAACTATATAGAGTAGCAAAAGTCATTAGCAGCCACAAGAATTAATTGAGTATGGAGAGCAATCAGTAAAGAAATCATTGATTTCCTCATATAAATCTTGGGCAAGAATGTATTCTTCACACTCAAATGCTTGAATCATTTTGTCATACAAAGTTTTTGCCTCTTCGTAGTTATTGGTATCCATGTCACCCAATGCCAATTTTGCAATTTGACAACGAATTTCATTTGTACGAAGTGCATACTTTGTAATTACATATTGTATGCTACTAATTGTAAAAGTAGTAACGAACTTCCATACTCCATCTTGCAATATAAATGTCGGAACAACAGTTGATGGGTCAGTAAACAAATTGTATGCTCGATCTGTACTAGTGAAAAAGGTTGTTCCCAAAAGATTAGAAGCACCTATAGAAGTAGTACTTCCAGGTAAATATATGTCTAATGATAAAGCAGAAACCGGAGATGGTGTAGTATGGGCTGGATTTAGTGAGCCCCAACCTCCTGGATTAGTAATGGCATTATAATCCCCAGTATCATCAGTTATAATGATATTGTCTGAGTTATTTATAATACCTATTTTTAATTCTAGTGGCATATCTCAAATTTACGAAAATTATTCCAAAATTCCGACTCTCTTTAAAGGTTCAGCATCTATAACACCTCTGTCATACATAATCTTGAGATATTTCTTCTCTCTATTGGTTGTATAGTCACTCTTCCACCCATCATTTGCCGCTTGAATATTAGCTCTGTAGGCTTCAAAAGCCTTGACTATATCATCTTTGACTAGTTCCGTATTATCTAAGAATGCATTGAACTTTATACTTGCGTTTAAATTTTCAAATACATTTCTTAGATTCTGAGTATTCGAGAACATAATCTCACCTCTTTTTCTTAGTTCTTCACGATACAAATCATTAGGCAAAGAGTATTTAAACTTATTTGGTGTGTTGACATCAGAATACTTTGTGACAATACCTGTTCCATCGTACTCTAATTCATTCTTAACAGGCATAGTCATCATAGTGTAGAAATCTGAAGTTTTACCTTCGTATGTATAATCATAGGTTCTACCTGTTATTAGTTTATACATTTCAGCATACTTGATTAAATTACTCTGTATGAATGTAGAGTGTTCGTATAATCTAGAATCTTCATTTTCTCTGAGACCCGGAGACCACCTTCTAAATTGGAATGGGTTAAACATGGCCTCTACATAAGACTCCCAACTGCCAGGTTCTGAAAAAGTAACTCTATTGCTTAAGTCCTCTCCCATGATACCTATTGCGGCCTTGTAATATGGATTATAGCCAGCATCAAAAGGAACATTTCGACTTAACTTTTGAACTACACCCAATGAAACTCTACCAAGTGAAGTAGGTAAATTAAACTCTTCTGATTGTGTATTTATATCACTTATGGTTTGAATATTCTCTGCCTCTGCTTTGCTTTTAAATGAACCAAACGAAGGGAAAAAAGTAGCCAAAGAAGTACTCAATGTACCACTAGTAAATTCTTCAAATTTGTTTTCAGATTTATCTTCCTTGAGTAACTGTCCAACACGAGCAACACCTTGTAACATCGGTAGGTTTTGTACACCATTTCCAAACATCTGATACATCATAACACCTATGATACCACTCTCTGGATTCATTACCTCTACTATATTAGAATTTTTACCTTCTTTTACAGAGTCTAAAACAGAACCCCAAAGCCCCATAGAATACCCCATAAAACCAGCGTTACCAAGAGACATTACTTTATCACCTTTTTTAACTACACCGCCTCTCTTAACTGCGAAATTCTTCAAGTCTTCATTCCTCAAGGCGGCAGCAATAAATTCAGAGAACAAACTCCAATTTATTGAGTTACCCTTTAATCCGTTTTTCTTGAGTTCTTTTTCTTTTTCTGGAGAACCTCCGGTCAATAAAGCACCAGAAGCATAAGCCATCATTGATATAACGCTCAACTCAATACTAGTTATAACCTCAGCAGCACTATTATTCAAATCCCTTTTCTTCAAGAATAAATCTACTTTTGCTGTCTCATAGGCTTTTTTCTTATTATCAGATATTTTTTTACCTTCTGGATATTTTTTATTGAATTCAGCTAGTTCTCTTCTATATGAAAACTCCTTAAATACATATTTAGGCATCGATACAAAAGGAACAGTTTTACTTATTGCAGAACCCAAGAAGTTAGTAGGAACTTTTATAAATGGCATAAGAGTCCAAAATGCAACATCACCAACTTGGTATGCTTGTTTTTTAACAGCGGCAAGTGATAATTTCTTCTCCTCGCCTTTGTTAATCTGAGCCCCAAGTTGACGAACTTTCTGCTTCAGTCCCATTCTACCCTTACCAATCATCTTACTTACTCCATTGTCATTCATAAATACTCTCTTCAAACCAGCTTGTTCGAATTTAGAATTTAATTCTGCATAAGTAGACATAATAGATATCATAGAACGCATTGACTCTTTACTTAAGTCTTTTTTACCGTCTAAAAAGTTTTCAAATAAACCTTGAGAGAATTTCTCATTGTTTATATTGCTAAAGTAGTCAAGCATTGCTCTTGTTGCAGCCAACTTTCCAAAAAGTATATCACCACCATATGCCATAGTACGTCCGACACCTTCTGTAACTTGCGAGCCAATACCCAAAGTGCTCATAAACATTGCTTTAGCAATATTATAAGTTTTACCACTTCTTACTTTCGGATCTGCTTGATTGTTCATTCTTTGTAAGGTTAAGTCCATAGCATCTACAAACTCTTCGTCAGTCATATTTGCTGCTTGTTTTCCTGACAATTTTTCCATCTGAGTAATAACCCATTTGTAAACAATTTGAGGCTCACGGAAGAAGTTTACAGTACCAAAACTATCGAAGTTTTTATCTGAAACCGAACCCAATGCACCATACTTAGCCATTAAATTCATTTCATTCAATGAATTTCTTCTAGATAAAGAATAAGCCAAACGCCAATTGTTAAAGCTAAGAGTATTTCCTGCTATTCCATCCTTAAAACTATCTCTGAGTTTTCTGATCGCAATACCATTTGGGTCGTATGAACTATACAATAAGTTTTCTATGTTCGAAGTTATACTCAACACAACAGTACTTAAATTTAACAAACCTCTACTACCACCAGAGGTTAATACCTCATTCCAATATGTTGGCTTTCTATTATTCAAGAACTGCATAAGGCGAACATTTGCCAAACCTAAGTTTTTCTGTGCTGCTTGATACGCTTGAAAAGCCTGGTCAGACAAGTCTCCATTGTTTAGTTCAGTTTGTGCTTGCTTTTCTGTAGCCGTAGCAGTATTAAAATCAGCAACAAGACCTGCAAGTGTTTCTTTTTGTTTCTGAGTCAAGACAATTCCCTCTTTAGCCAAACTTTGCTCTATTAGAGAAGCCATAGACTTAGGGAATAGGTTACGACCTGTAGCCAATATTCTACCTGCGAAACTCAAAAGATTAGAATATCTCAACAAGTCTTCTTTCAGTTCGACCTCTTTTTCGAACATTCCAGGTGCTTGTTTTAACTTATCAAGTAATTCACCTAGTTGTCTACGCATTTCTTTGGCCGCTACTTCTGTTGGCAATGCCATTTGACTCATCAGATACTCAATCATCACAGAGGCATCTGCGAACACCAAACCAGACTCTTGGAACATTCCTGCAATATCTCCTAATTTATGAGTAGATTTTAATGCTCTACCTTCTTCAGTCAAGTCTTCTAAGAACTCTAAATTAGCAACTTCACCCTCTCTTTCGAAAAGATTGGCGATAGTCTTTCTAAACTCAGCACCGAAAACATTTTCTAAATCTTCATTAAGTGCAAAGTCACCACTAACCATCGCATTGAATATTTCTACGTCATTGTATCCGTTCTGCTTTAGGTCTGCTCTAATATCTGCAATGTCCATCCCGGACATATTTTCAATCTCTGTTATTAGATTGGTTTTTCTATCTGCAAAAGTATCTCTGATTTTCTCAAATGCTTCGAATCCTTTTTGAGTTATTCTTTGGTTATAAAAGTCATCACTTATTGTATTCTTACCAAGTTGTTCTTGGATGTCTTTCTTACCATAGCCCATGTCAATAAGATTATCTAATGCATCTGAGACCGAACCACCTTGATTAGTTATTTGATTGAACTCAGCATTAATCTGATTGGCATCTAGTTGTGATTTAGAAGTGAACTCTTGCTGCTTAGTAATAATAACACCACTTTTTCCAAAAGTATTATTTTTAACGACATTTACTTTATCACCCAATAACTCTTTAACATAATCAACTAATTCATTACCATCGAAACCTTTTTGAAATACTTCTACATCTTTACCGCCTTGTTTTCTAGTTATAATAAGACTTTTTTCTTCTGGACCAAGAACAGCATTCTTAGCCGCTTTGACATCACCATTCCACCCTCTTGTGCTAATTACTGCCTTACCGCCAACATTTAACTTCTCATAGATGTCTGTAACGATTGCGTCTCTGATATCTTTAGGTACAACATTTAATACATTTAAAGAAACAATACCATCGTATTTTTTATTTATATCTTCAGAACTAGTAAATGTTGCTTCTTCTTTACCTTGCCATCTTTCAGGATTAGGTTCAAATGAATCTACCTTACGTCCTAGAGTATTTGACATTGCGTCTGTTCCGAGACCCAATCCTGCCCCATAGTCCAAAACGTCCCCTTGGATGTCCTTAATTAAATTAGCAGCTTTTATATAAGAGCCAGTAGTAGTAGCGACTTGAGTTGTACCACTAGATTTTTCCGAACGAACTTTCTGAGATTTACTTAAAAAAGTATTCAAATCCTCTGCCGCATAAACCTTACCCAAATCACCAACAGCAGTTTTGATAATTGCTGGCTCACTTGGTTTTTCCAAAGGCAGATTAGTTTCTTTCGAAATAACCTCTAATGCTTTTTTAGGTAAAACTTCTTTTACATTTATTTTTCTATTTGGGAAACCAACAACCTCCCCTAAAATAGCATTTTGATAAGTATCGTGTGAGCCACTATTGAATTTTACTTTACCATTAGGTTTAAGTAAAATACCCATATCTCCATTTTTGAAATCATTTTCAATCAGAAATGGTTCTCTAACTAGTGGTAAAAATTCTTTTAAAGTGGGGACACCTAACTCTTGATGTACAAATTGCTGAAATGGTAATGTAATTTTTTTATCGCCACCCTCGTGAAGTAATGTTTCTGCGAATGTTTTTCTTGCAGAAGTTTCAATCATATTAGGATTTTTGATTGCACTTAAAAAACTATCCCATTTCTTAACATTTGATGGTAGCATTTTTTCAGCAATTTTTACAAACTCATCAAATGTTCCATTATTTATCGATACACCTTCTATTGTCTTCCCTATATTGTTTTTAAGACCTGCTTCAATTTCTTTGACTAATGCTTTACTTGTACCTTTAGAAAAGTTAAAAGATGTATTCGGAGACCCAGCCATTAACCAAATAAAATCTGTAGCAGGAAGTCTTGTATTTAATAATTTCTCATCTAAACCAGTTGCCCAAATTTCTTCATTTTCAACATTTTTAGGGTCATTAGCAAAATTATAACCACCCTCTAAGAAATGTGTAACACCAGTTTTTGGGTTTTCATACATCCCTCTTTTTAATTGATCAGCCATCCAAAACCAAACTTTTGGATTTCTACCATTGTCTTCTTTAAATTTTCTTAGTTCGGCAATTACATCTACTTGTTTACCTCCTAATAATTGTTCTGAAGGTATATTAATTTCTTGGCCCAACTGAGATTTGCTTAAGATGTCAACATCTATTTCGATAGGTTGTTCAATAAAAGGTTTTGTCCCTTCATTCATTTCTCCTGCTTCTTCAATCGTTTCTGTAGGAGTTATTTCTTCTTGTGGTGTTGTTGTCTTTATTGCGATACTTTCTAATTCAGTATCTTTTGAAAATTCCTCATCGATATTCTTTTCGATTAGTTTTTCTAAATAACTATCGGGTAAAAATGTTATATATGGATCAATAAAAGCAGGTTCTTGATTTCTATCCAAGTCCCTAACTACGTTTCCAGAATGTAAATCATCAATTACAACTCCTAATGTCTTATTCCTACCCTCCATTCTCCATTTTTCTTTAGGGTTGGTATCGAAGCCATTTGCGGTCATTAAATCATAAACCTCATCTTGATTTAATCCTGTTTCGTGAGGAATATATTCTTGCTTCAATACCATACCTAGATTATCACCTATATCGGTAAAACCCATAATCTCATAAGAGGTATCAGGAAACAAGAAATTATGAGCTGCTATTCTCTTGAAAACATCATTCCAAGTAGCAGCCATTTTACTACCATTCGATATTTTGTAAACAAAGTTTTTCTGAGACCCAAGGAAAACTCTAGATTCTGTACCTTCTGGAAGTTCTTTGAGTTTATTTTTGGTAATCATTTTGTCCAACTCCTTTCTTTCAATAAAAAAGTTGTTGTTCTTGGCCCATTCTCTTAGATACTCAGCATCGGGTTTTTCTCCTCTTTGGATTGCCCTAAAAGCCTTTATTTCTTCTTGGACGCTTCCTGTTTTTCGTTCTCCTGTGCTAACTCTTCTTGCCGCATAAGCCGCCTTTTCTCCCGAAATGCCAATCTTGCTGCCGCTCGTTGGTAAAAGGGATTGTTCTTCTGAAATTCCTCCAAAGTCGGAAATTTCTCTTCTTGGTTTGTTTTCATATATTGATTGTGTTATTTGTTCTTGTTGAGTAGTGACTTCGGGTGTTTGCTGAGACTTACTCTCCATTGGAGTAACTGTGGTTTCTTGGGTCTCAGGCGTTACTACAGGAGTCTCTTGAGTAGCATTTGTCTTCTGAGACAAAGTATTAAAGAACTCTATTGCAGCATCGGTATTATTTAAATCTCTAAATAGATTAACAGTACCTCCGGTTAAGTTAGATACATACTTTGAGATGTAAGATGCTATATTTTGTAATTTGCTCTTCTTAAGATCTGAGACCGAACCCTCGTACTCTTGAGACAACAAACCAGCAGCCTCAGCCATAAACTCTTCAAACTTATCTAACTCATTATACTGACTAGTAAACTCCTCTAAGTTTTTTATGTCGCTATTCTTCATCACCTTAGTTAACCCTTGGCGAAAATCTTGGAATGCCAATACATCTTCACCAAACTTCTGTAAAAGCAAGGCGTGTGTTAACTCGTGATTTATAGTTCTAGAGTTTGATTTATCTAAATTAATTTGTATCTGTGCTTTATACCTCTTAGTCTTTTTATCATAAGTGTATGCAAAGTTTCCATTAGAATTAACATTTCCTCCAACCTTAGGCATCAATGCCTTAAAGTCTTTATCTGCTAACAAAACTATCTCAACACCACTCATTTTCTCATTTAGAACAGCTTGAGCATTCTTTGCCTGGTTAAATCGAGACTGAACAACAGCCTCATCTAAATTGTTTTCTTTAGCAATATCTTGAATATTATCATCGTTGTTAAAGTCAATCTTATTTTCTACTTTTAAGTCCACACCTTCAACAGTTTGCTCTCCTTCTCTTTCTTTCTTGAGATCAAACAACTTATTTAATTTCTTATTCAACTTCGCATCATCGGTCTGCAAAGTAGCAATTGGTTTTGCTTTACCATTACCATCTCTAAATTCATTAGTCAATACTCTAGCAATAGGGTTTTCTAAGTTATTGAGATAACCATCTACTTGCTTATTGTCTAAAACTACAGACATTCCATTGGCAAATGAAATCTTAGTATAAGATAACTCCTTACCCTTTATAACATCATCTATATTTTGATTTACCTCATCTAGTTTGATTTGTGTTGCGTTTTTAGATGTCTGAGTCCGAGCAGTTTTTAATTTCTGCTCTAACATTTCTTTCTCTTGTAGACGATTCAAATAATATCTAGAATCATCTAAATTCAAAATACCAGCATCTTGTACCTCTTGGATTTTCTGAATATAGTTCGGAAGTTTATTCTTTAAGTCATCGTATTGCTGCTGAGTTATTTCACCTCTAAAACGTAACATATCAGGAAGTGCATACGCAGCATTTTCACCCATAACTGAATACAAATCATTGAAGTAATCCAATTGATGAGAGTCTCCTAGGAATTTACTTACGTCTGCATAATCACTTTCTACCTTTAGTGCCCTTGTAGTTTCACCTCTTGCTTGAACGCCACCGAAGGTTGCCACAGTAGGTAAAACATCTATTGCTAAATCTTTTCCTGTTGTAGCCAAATACTCCAACATAGTCTTATCCCTTGTCTCTACTTCACCTGTTGTTGGATTTACCGATTGTATAGTTAATTTACCTGTCTCTTTGTCACTAGTATATTGCTGTATAATCTCTTGGGTTAATTCTACTCCATACTCAAGAGGAGTTGCTTTTAAGTAATTCTTCCAAAAGGCAGTAGAACCAACCTTATTACCAAACAAGAGTGAACCTTGTGCAAAGTAGAATGGCATCATACCTAAATGTGCTTGTGCTATTCTTTTAGATGCACGATCAGCATCAGCAACACTACCTCCACCATTTAAAATCTCGTCTCTAACAGACACGCTTTCCCTTGCCATATCTGTGTACATAAGAAACGTACTAGCCAAGTAAGGATTACCAGTTAAATAAGTAGCGAGTGCACCACCACCAATTGTCGGTAATTGGTCAATCATCTGTTGGGCAAAAGCACCAAAGCCTTCTGAGAAAGAACGAGCATTTGATAAACTATTACCAGCATAAGCATTACCACTAGCAAAAGTGGCCATATCATTAATTGTTCTATTGACGAATCCGATATCTAAATCTTTGACACCAGACATCTCAAGAGATGATCTCATAAAGTTAGCTAGAGAAGACTGAACAAAGTCTCCAAGCATCATAATTTTACTGCCATCAGTAAAATCAAATGCATTCTTATCTACTTGACTTTGCTTGTACTTATTTAGAACCTCTAATGCTTTTTTATTGTATTCTTTAAATTCCTCAGAAGTTCTATTTTGAAAAATAGTTCCTAATTCATCTAAACGCTGAGAATACTCATCTTTTTTAAGTTTTTGAAACTTGGAAAACTCTTCGCCAAATTGTGCAATTTTATTAGTTACCTCAGTATTGTAAGCAGCAAGTTCATCGTTATAGTTCTGAGCTGCCAAATTATATTGCTCAGGTGTGTCAAAGTTTTCTGGAACAATTAAACTTTTTTGCTCTGCAAAATACTTCGTTCTTTCTTTTATTTCAGACTCTAAGTTCTTTTGGAACTCCATCTGTTTATTTTCTAAAGATGATTCAATATCATTTTTAATTAATAGTATAGAGTTCTCTACTTCTTTTTCATCTGTAGAAGCACTAAATTTACCTAACTCTTTTTCTATTACTCTTTTGTCTATCTGAGCCCGATACTCAGCCCTCAATCGACCCTCGATAATACCTCTTAATTGATATCTGTACTCATTACCCTCTGGAGTATTTGGAATATATCCTTTTTCTCCTGGTTCTTTACCCAAGAAGTACTTATCTATTTTATCGGCAATATAACCATTATCAACATCAACAAACCCATCGATATCTCTTCTAAAGAAAACACCTTCTTTGTTTAAATCATCGTAGTTATCTTTAAAATCAGATAGGATTTCTGGAACGATATTATCTTTTACTTTATCGTAAATTTTGTTTGCCAAATTTTGCCTAGCGAATTCATCAGACTCTTGATCACCTTGAGATGTTGCTCTTTGTTGATTCAAGTAAACATAGTCACGCAAGTCATTTACCAATGGTTGAATTTGCTCATCAGCCTCTTCCATTCTACTCTCTGACTTCTCAACTCTTCTTCCCATAAAGTCAGTAGCATACGCTTGAGACAACGTCTCTTTGGGTGCTTTTATCTGTGCTTGAATATTCTCAGCATTTTCTTTTTGTTTTGCTTCTTGCTCTACTCTGTAACCAGGTTTACCTCTTTGAGCAATGTCTCCACCACTATATAATCTAGCTTCGATTTCTTGTTTTCTTTTGTAATCTAAATCTGCTTGAGTTTGTTCTGAGGCCATTTGCAAAGGAGTCTTTACAGGACCTTTACCAACCGATACCTTTGATGTGATACCAATATTCTCCAAATCCTTTTTGGCGTTAGGAGTATTAAAACTACTTGAATACGAAGGATTCTGTAAGAATACATCGTTGAATGATGTATTCAAAGAACCCAAAAGGTCATCTAATTTACCAGCATTTTTATACTTTTGGTACTCAGCACTTTTAGAAAGTTTCTGAATCTCCATAAAAGCACCGAATGGGCTTTGGTTTTTAGAAATTTTTTCTATCTGAGTCTGTAGACTATTTCTTAAATTATTTAAGTATGGGTCCGGCTGCCTATTGATATTGTTATCTTGAACTCCCAATTGGGGCGTTTGGGCAACTGGCTGAGGTGCAACATCGACATTTTCAATCGTTTGACCAACCGAAGGAGATGGAGAAGTAAAACTTTCTGTTTCTTCTTTTTTTTTTAAGTCCATCTCTATCGGATTGACATCGAATGCTTCTTTCAATATATCATTAGCGTCTGGATTTTCAGTCATGAAGTTTTCAAATTCAGTCTTACTTCCAAACATTGCGGAAAATTCTGGATTAGAACTTAGTTGTTCGTAT